TTCGGGAGAATATATATTTGTTTGGGAGGATGACGATATTTATCTTCCTTGGAAGATATCTTTGTCTATTAAAAGATTAAATGAAAATGGTATTTTTCATACTGGAAATGCTTTTTTTAACACAGATAAAGATAAATTATCAATTTGTTCTAATTTACATCATTCAAGTCTTTGCATGAGTTCTAAATGTTGGCAGTCTATAGGAAATTACACTGTGTTACAAACAGACACATGTGATTTAGACATAGTTCTTTTTGATAAAATTTATAAAATGTATAAAAATGTTAGTCAATTTGTTGAACCAGAAGATATTTTTTACATATATAGATTTGGTTCTACTCAAGACTATCATTCATCTATGTTTCCTGCTGCTTCTAAAACAAATGTTTCAGATCAAGCAAAACTGCATGTTGAAAACAAGGTTAAAAAAAACAAAGAACCTATTGGAAAAATATTTCTAAACCCCAATTGGAAATACGATTATTTAAAATCTAGGGATAAATGTTTAACCGTTAAGGGTTAAGAATGAAAATTGTTAAAGCAACATATGGAACCAATGATGTTTTTGAAGATGTCACAGAAGATATTCAAAAATTTTTTATAAATAAACAATTAACTATCCTTGTTTCCAACAAAGTATTTAAAGACCCAAAAATTGGTTTTTTAAAAAATTTAAATGTTGAATTTGAAAATGGTTTAAAAATATCTCAAAAAGAAGGAAATTACTTACTTTATCCAGAATTTAATGAAAGAGTTGGAATTTTTTACACAAATAATTATGAGTCAAATTCAATAAGAAAAAAGTCTTTAAATGCTAGCTTAGAAAGTTTAAAGTTGTTATCAAAAAAAAATGTTCGCATAGTTACATCAGTATGGAACACAGTACCGAATAATCCATTCATTGAATTATTTTCTCCAATTAAAGTTTCATGTCATTTAAATCAAGTTTTGCAAATATTGCAATGTCTCTATTTTATAAGAAAAAATTCAGATAAGGTTAAATATGTTAGTTTTTTAGAACATGATTGCATTTATCCAAAAGATTATTTTGATTACGATGATTTTGAATGTGACTCTATAACAAATACAAATCACATTGGGTTATCAAAAAATGGTTGGCAACCAAAAAATGATGGCATAAGACCAACATCTAATGTTGTTATGAAGTTTGATAGATCTATTGAGCACTTTGAAAACATATTGCCACACGCACTATTGAACAATAGCGGAAGCTTAGAGCCTTGGTATTCAAAAAAAGAAGGAACAAATTCTTTGAATTGGAAAAACAAAGATTGGGAATGCAAAAATCCATCGTTCCATATTAATCACGGTCATCATTTTACACAACATTTTACAACTTTTAAAAAAGTTTTTTCTCAATCAAATGAATACTGGGGCGATTATTCAGAATATGCCTATCTTTTTTCTTAATTTTTCTATAAAAAACATTTCATTAAAAGTCATAAAATAGTCTTGCCACAATAAAAAAAATAAGTAAGATTTTGATCTGTCTTACCTACAATCATGGGTGTATTTATTTTCGCTGGTAATCGCCAGTATTACATACCTTTAGAGTTCCGCTTATCCTTGCGATAGCAGGGCAGATGGAGTTTTTCATGTCTATTAAAGAATTGCAAAAATATACGGCTGTTTCCAAATACGCTAGATGGATCGAATCTGAAAAAAGAAGGGAAACTTGGGATGAAAGCGTACAAAGAATAAAAGATATGATGATAGAAGTTCATCCATCCTTGCGTAAAGATATTGAAGAACATTATGAAATGATCAGGGATCAAAAGATATTGGGTTCACAAAGAGCATTACAGTTTGGTGGTAAGCCAATTATTAAGCATAATGCAAGAATATTTAATTGTTCTGCCAGTTATTGTGATAGGTTGCGATTTTTTCAAGAATGTTTCTACTTATTGCTTTGTGGTTCTGGAACTGGCTTTAGTGTACAAAAACATCATGTTGAGTTATTGCCAAAGTTTTCATCCACTAGATTAAATCCAGAAGCATGTTGTTATGAGCACCATATTTATAGGGTTGAAGATTCAATTGAAGGTTGGTCAAATGCTCTAGGTGTTCTTCTTTCTTCATATTTTGAAACCCCTATAAAAGAATTTAAAAGATATAAAGATATAGCAGTTGGATTTAGTTATGAAGACATAAGAGAAAAGGGTGCTCCTTTGGGTTGTGGTATAGGTAATGCTCCAGGCTATCAACCACTAGAAAAAGCATTAGAAAAGACTAGGGATTTACTCGATAGATGTATTGCAAACGGACAAACAGAATTACGAACAGTGGATGCATTCGATATAGTTATGTTTGCTGCTGATGCTGTTATATCTGGAGGTGTTCGTAGGTCTGCAACCATAGCTTTATTTTCTGCTGATGATGAATTGATGATTAATGCAAAAACTGGAGATTGGTATTTTACTAATCCTCAAAGGGCTAGGGCAAACATCTCTGCATTACTCCACAGGAAAGATACCTCCAAAGAAGTATTTGAAAATCTCTTTAAGGCAACTAAAGAGTTTGGTGAGCCAGGATTTTTCTTTGCTGATTATTATGATGTCTTATGCAATCCATGTTGTGAAATATCATGGATAACAAAACATTTTTACAAGAAAGATGATCCAGAATTAGCCAAAGCTTTGTCATTCTATGAAGGACCAATAACGACAAAAGAGTCCTGCAAAGACGATATGCCAGAAGACGAAGTTGGTCTTTCTGGTTGGGGATTCTGTAACCTATCAACAATTAATGGGAAAACGATTACATCGGAACAAGACTTCTATGAAAGATGTGCTGCTGCTGCGTTTATTGGCACATTACAAGCATCTTTTACCAATTTCCCATACTTGGGCCATGTTACAGAACTTATTGCTCGTAAAGAGGCATTATTGGGCGTTTCAATTAATGGTATGCAACATCATCCTAAAATATTACTAAACTCAACAATTCAACAAAATGGGGCGAAAATAGTTAAAGACACAAACAAAAAGTATGCAGAAATACTAAACATAAGTCCTGCTGCAAGAACGACTTGCGTAAAACCAGAAGGTAATTCGGCTGCTTTGTTAGGTTCCGCTTCTGGCATTCATCCAGATCATTCTAAAAGATATTTTCGTATTGTTCAAGCTAACCAGATGGAATCTCCTTATCAGCACTTTAAAAGCATTAATCCTCAAGCATGTGAAGAGTCAGTGTGGTCATCAAATAAAACAGATGATTGCATACGCTTTTGTGTACAAAGTCAAGATGGAACAGTACTTAAGGAAAACATAGATGCTATATCTATGCTTGACGATGTTCTATCAACCTATAAAAATTGGGTCGTTTCTGGAAAAAACGAACATCTTTGCATTAGAAAAGAACTAAATCATAATGTGTCTAATACGGTACATGTAAAAGATAATGAGTGGGATAAAGTAAAAGAATACATTTATAATCATCGCACAGAGCTTGCTGGAATATCTCTTATAGCTTCAACTGGAGATAAAGATTATAATCAAGCTCCATTTACAGCAGTTTATTCAATTGAAGAACAAATGGCTAATTGGGGTTATGAAGCCACATCTAAAGCATATGAAACTTATCCAAAATTTTCTGAATATAATTTTAATTCTTTGTGGGATGCTTGTTCATGTGTTCTTGGTTATTTTGAACCAAAAGATGAAAAGCAAAAAGCTTGGAAAATCATGATGCAAAAATATGCAGATGAATGTTTTTCTTCTGATGTTAAGTACGCTACTTATGCACTTAAAGATGCTTATAATTTAGATTTATGGAACAAACTAATAAATAATTATTCTGATGTTGATTATTTAAATGCTGTTGAAATTAATTCTACAATAGACATTCAAGGAGAACTTGCTTGTGCTGGTGGAGCTTGTTTAATATAATGTCAAAAAGAATTGCAAAGATTTCAAAAACCAAAAAAGAAAAATTGGTGAAAAAAAATGCCAAAAAAGGGAAAAGTAAAAGGCATAGGTTCCCCTTTTAATCTTAATTTTTCAAGTTGCTCAAACAACAAACCAAATCTTTTTGATTGGTCTAATGAAGATTCAGATTTTTCTGTTCTTATGGATTATTCAATTCTTGATTGTTATAAATACCCAAAAATTAAAAACATTCCTAAATTTGGGTGGTTGTGCGAATCAATAACAATATTTCAAAATTTGTACGATAAAATAAAATACGATTATAAAAAAATATTTAATGACATAGATTACATATTTACCTCTGATGAACACTTGCTTTCTTTAGATTCAAGATTTAAATTTTGTTATTCATGCAGCAATATTCCTTGGTCAAAAAAAGAAAATTGGAGCATTCATAAAAAAACAAAAAAGTGTTCAATGATATGTTCAAATAAACTAAGTTGCAATCTTCATGCTCTCAGGCAAAAAATAGCAAGGAACAATACTGAAAAATTTGATTTGTTTGGTGGCTTTTTAAATTCTCCTTACACTGGTGAAAAATTAGATGATTTTTACAACAAGGACAATGCTTTAAAAGATTATATGTTTACAGTTGTTATTCAAAATAATAATCAACCTTATTTTTTTGCTGAAATGTTGACAGATTGTTTTTCATTCGGAACGATACCAATTTATTTGGGCAATCCTAAAATAGACTTGTTTTTTGATTCAAATGCAATAATATCTATAAATTCAGAGGAAGATTTTAACAATATTGTTCTTAGTGAAGATTTATATCAATCTAAGTTTGATGGCATAAAAAACAATTTTGAAAGATTGCATACGATGGAAATGAGTGATGACTATCTTTATCAGCAGTGTTTAAAGCTTATGGAGGTTTAAAATGTCTCTATTTAATATTGGTGATATAGTCGCTTTGAAGTCTGGTGGAATGCCAATGACAGTTGTGGCTTTTGGCGAAGAAACAAAAGAGGTTTTAGTTGTTTATTTTGATTTAGATGCTAATGTTATGCGAGATGGTTTTCCAGCAGAATCATTAGAGTTTACAGAAAATAGATGGAAAATGAAATATTGTGTTGATATAAACGAAGAAGATTATACAGATGATGAGGAATTTTAATGCCATACTATGAATTTTCCTGTGAGTCATGCGAATACAATTTTGAAGTTAAACTTTCTTTTTCTGAAAGCCATCCTAAAGATTGCCCAAAATGCAAAAAGGGAAAAGTAAATCAAGTTTATGATGGAAACACTATTGTCTGCATGAAAGGTGGAGATACAATAGGGCAAGTAGGGGAAGCTAATTATAAGAAGGCTGGTGGTAAAATTAAAGAACATATGGCTAAAAAACAAGAGTTGCAAGATTCAAAATTGCCTTGGTGGAGATCTGGAAAAGTTAATGGATTAAGCAAAAAGGATAAACCTTTGAACTTGTCTAAAATTAAAGATGTCAAAAATTATATAGAAACAGGAGAAGAATAATGAATTTGATTCCTAAGTCTGGAGAAAGCTCACCACATACAGCAATAGTTAGAATACATTGGGAGGTTCTTCCAATAAGTTCTGATGGTTCATATGGATTAAATCAACCAGTTGATATTGGTTTACTGTTGTTTAGAGCAGATGGTTTATCATTTGAAGAAGCCAAAAATAAATTAGAGAATTTTTTATCTAATGCTGTTGATGACAAAAATTTTGCACATATTTGGAAAAGAGGACAGTCAATATGAAAATTGAAGATCATGGAAATCTTATCATAAGTTGCAGCAATTGTAATAAGCCACTCGTTGATTTATTTATAACCAATACAGATGCGGACATTCATTGGAAATGTGTTGCGGAATGCTGTTATTGTGGAGATAAGAGCTTTGTAAAAGATGTTAAAGGAATTTTTAGACCCGGTGGATGCATTACAGTAGATAGGGAAAATCCAAATCATTTTACACAAGATACTCTTTTAACAGATATTCTTACTGAAGACAATAAAGTGGTATTTAAAACACAGAAAGGAAAAAAATAATGTTTTCTGTAATTGGATTTGATAAAAACGCAAAAGAATGCGATCATGAAAACTTCTTATCCCTTGCAAAAAAAAGCACTGATTCAGATTTGAATAGTGAAAAATTTTGGGTTAAGGTCTGTACTAATGGAATAGATTCTGGCAAACTTTTTGACCCTTCTTCAAATTTGTTAGAAGACTTAAAGCGTTTTGATAATCATACAGATAAGTATAGGTATTCATATAAAAGTGTAAATAAGGAATGTTTTAATTTTTACATTTCATATCTGTCAACTAACAATTCTTCGTTTTTAAAAAATGCTGAAAGGAATATATCATGACCAAAAAAGCCAAAGATTCTCCTTTAAATGAAGTTGAAATATATTTTATTGAAGGAAATTGTTCGTCTATGCCTTTGGGAGATATTGCACAAAAAATTAATAGAGATATTGAATTTATTAAAGATGTTTATGATAAAGCTAGAGTAAAAAAGTCTTTAACATTTCAAACAAAACTTGGAAGCGTATCTATGACAGCAGCACAATCTAGTAAGGGCGATGATATTGTTAAACCAAGTGAAAATGCTGCTTATATGAAAAAATTTAAAAATAGTATTCATAAAATATGATTTGTAAGATATATGATAAAGAATATTTTGAAGATAAGACTTGTTGGGTGGTAGAACTATCCAATGGTGAAACTGTTTATCAAAACGATGGCTTTGATCAGGCTGTTGAGTTTTCTGCTTGGATTAGACTTAAAGAATACTTGCATGAAAACAATTTAAAAATAGAAAAAATGTATGTAAGATTTAGATCAAATATTTTTTATCCTTTAGAAGATTATTGTGAAGGGTATTTTTTCTCTATGGGTATCATTGGTATGATGTCTTCTACAGAAAACATAAATTTTTACATATTGGGTTCTATCAAGAAAGATACTGTTAATATAAAAAAGATAAAAGTTCCAGAACTAATAGTTTTTGATGAAGAAGAAAGAAACATTTCTGATTGTACTGAGCAACAAGTAATTTTAAATATGAAAGAAAATTATGGCAAAAGAAAGATCTTCAAACAGTAGATATGAATCTAGGCATGGTGGTGGTTGGATAACTCCAGCACAATTTTTAGCTGAGTTAATGTGTGAGCGTTTTGCTAAACAAAATCGTCAAGACATACCTCCAAAATTTTGGGATAAACAACCTTGGAAAAAAGAGTTTTTCAAACAGCTTTCTTTAGCAAATAAGCTTTTAGAAAAATATGATCCAGCATTAGTTTCTAAAGCTTTAAGATCACAAGAAGGTAAAAAAATATTCTCTTTAGGTGCTCCTTGGTTAATAAAACTTATAGAGTATGAGGAATACAAATTTAAGGAAGCAGATAAGAATAAGGTTGAGGAAGTAGAATCTCTTCCAGTTAAAAAGCCTTTTGTTTTAAAAAAATCAACACTAAGTAAGTTAAAGGATATTGAAAATGAGTGATGAAGTAGAAAAAATAATCAAAGAAGTATCAAAACAATATGGTGCTGGTATTGCAATAAATGCAAGCGATTTGTTGGATGAAGAAAAGCATGTAATACCGCTTTCTCCAGCTTTAAACCTTGGTTTGCATGGAGGTATACCAGAAGGTTCTTGGGTTACATGTTCTGGTCATCCAAAAAGTGGAAAAGAACAACCCATATCTGCCCTTGTTTACACGCCAAATGGACCTAAGCCAATTGGTGAATTAATGTTGGGTGAACATGTATGCACACATGATGGTAATTCAGCAGAAATTCTTGCTATCTATCCACAAGGCATTAAAGATGTTTATCGAATAAGTTTTTCTGATGGAACATTTGCAGAATGCGGATTAGATCATCTTTGGTCAATTAAAACAAAGGACCACAAAGATTTTGTTGTTAGACAACTTAAAGATTTTATAAATGACATTTACTACAAATCTGGAAAAGTTGCAAAATACTCTATACCAATTTCTACCCCTGCATTATTTAATGAAACAACTAAAGAAATTTCTCCATACATCATGGGCATCTTTCTTGGTGCTGGAATTTTTGGAAAAAATTCAACATATGTAACTCTTGAAAAAGATTTAGGGATTGTTGATCAGATGTCTGATAGCGATAAAAAATACATAATTTATGATAACGACTCAAAAAAAGTTTCCGTTAAAAATTGCAATCCTTTTATAAAGCTTGGACTTTTTAATATTGCTAATAATGAAAAATTTATTCCTTCAAAATATTTATTTGATGGGGTTTATAATCGAACAAGGCTAATAACTGGCATTTTAAAAGTAGCTGGTTACTTAACCAAAGATAAAAGTTTAACCATCACGGTATCGAGCCAAAGACTTGCAGAAGATATTGTCACATTGGTTCAATCTTTAGGTGGAATAGGAAACTATTCTGTGCATAAGAACAAAGATTCAAAAAGATATGTGTGCATATTAAAGCTTAACATTTTACAAAAAAGAAAAAATAAATTTGAAAGAAAAATAATATCTATAAAAAAAGTAAGAAAAGAAGAGTGTGTTTGTATTACCATAAACACGAAAGATGGCTTGTATTTAACTAATAGCTTTATAGTTACACACAATACTTTAACCTCGCTTTCTTTTGCTGCACAATGTCAAAAACCAGAGAATGGTGGTAGACATGTGTATTATCTAAACATTGAAGGTCGATTAAAGCCTATGAATCTAAGGGGCATAGCTGGCTTAAATTTGGACAAGATGACAATCTATAGGTCTACTCAAGATAAGATTCTTTCCGCAAAGGACTACCTAAATCTGGCCTTTAAAGCTATTAATACACACCCAGGTAGTTTAATCATAATAGATAGTGTTTCTGCTCTATGTGATGAAAAAGAGATGGATGAGGGCATTGGGTATGAAAATAGAGGGGCTGGTAATAAGCTTTTTGCTGGTTTTTGCAGACAAGCAGCTAATATAGTACCAGTACAAAACTGTATTGTTTGGGCTATTATGCACTTAACTCAATCTCAAGGTATGTATGGTGGTTATACAGAAAAAGGCTCTAGAACATTGCAGTATCAAGCAGATGTTCAAATGAGAGTTAAATTTGATAAAGCTTGGAATGTTGGCATAGAAGGCAAAGAAAAACAAATTGGCCAGCAAGTTCATTGGTTGATTGAATCTTGTGCTTTAGGTTCGCCAGGAATGGAAATTGATAGCTACATTCGTTATGGGGTTGGTATTGATAATACATATGAAGCCATAAATCTTGGTTGTCAGCTTGGCCTTATACTTAAAGCTGGTGCTTGGATGACACTTGATTTTATGCAAAGACATTTAAAATTGTTAGAGTCAAAAGAATGGGATGATGCAACAATAAGAAAAGTTAAAACTCAAGGTGCAGAAAAACTTTATAGACTATTGCTTGATAATCCTGCATGGGTAAAGATTCTTGAACAAGAAATAAAAGGTCTTTTATCATGAAAATAAGAGGATTAGATGGAAGAGTGCATTCTTGGTCATTTTATGGTCAAATGCCAGACATAAGCGATGAAAGAAAAAGATCAGAGTTGCACATAAGAACTAGGGGCTTGCTTAAATCTTTGTATCCAGTAGATAGAATACTTGAAGAAGTTCATTTGCCTGGATCTGGAAATTTATACGCAGATTTTTGGTTGCCACTAAGGAATAAGATGGTAGAAGTTCATGGAGAACAGCATTATAAGTTTGTTCCTTTCTTTCATGGAACACAGCTAAACTTTTTGGCATCAAAAGCGAATGACAATAAGAAGAGAGAATGGTGTTTAATTAACGGAATAGTTCTTGTGGAGTTACCATTTAATGAATCAACCGAGCAATGGCAATCAAGAATTGAACTTGACTGAAGAACAGAAAATTGATCTTGCTTTAGAGAAGTACGAATTAACTATTGGATTAACACCAATTCCTTCTGATAAGGAGTTTACATGCATAAAGTACTTATACTTATCACAAGATGATTTATCAAAAATGAGTAGTGAACAATGCTCAGAGTCATGTGTTTTACTTAATAGTTTTTCTTTTCATATAAGCAGAGTCATAAACAAAGAAAAAACAAAGTTAAGATGGTGCAATGAGAAGATTTTAAGTGTTATAGCGAATAATCTTTCAGACTACAGATATTTTTCAGCAGAAGAAAGAATGGCTTTATGTATAAAAGACAATGATTATGCAAAAAAAATAAAAAAGCTTTCTGCTTTAATACAAGCAAGAATAGATAGGATTGAATATTTGCCGATTAGACTTGAAAAAGTTGCTGAATCTTTGTCAAATTTAGCTTACTCAAAAAGGAGAAATAATGAACCTCGTTAACATGTTGAAAACAGCAGTTGGAAAAAAGGATTGGGGGCTAGTGTCAAAAGCATTAAACATTTTAAATGGCGATGAAGAATTTCTTGTTTTAACACATCAACCATCTACTCCAGCCAAACAAGTTGATTTTTTATCTAACAAGGCTTCTGTCGGCACTAAGTCTTTAATTGCACCAACAGCGAACAAGTTTGTTGATGATTTGACACTTGAGTCGGGATTTATAGAAAAGGGGCAAAAGGCATCAAATAAAAGTTATAGACAACCATTTAAAGAAGGCGATAATTTTTGTGATGTAAAATGTTCAAAATGTGGAGGCAATATGAAAATTACAAAAGAAGAATATAAGTTTAGAACAATTGATTCTGAATCAGCACCATTCACATGCATTAAATGCATTAGAAATTCGAGTAGATAATGAACGATGTTGCATCTGAAAGGGTTATATTAGCTGCTCTTTTTCAAAAAGGCTATGATTGTTATATTGAAATTTGCGATATTGTTGATGAAAATAGCTTTAGCTCTGATGAAACGGCTGCAATATATAAATGTTTAGTAAAAATAGTAAATGAAAAAGATTCAAAAGCCGATATACCATCGATTATAGCTGTAGCAAACTCTTTAAAAATACAGCAGTTTTTTCAAAAAGATGATCAAGCTAAGTATCTTAGATCTTTAACATTGTTACCAGTTGAAATAGTTAACGCTAAAAAAGCAGCAGCAAAATTAAAAAAGATGCAAATTGCTAAGACTTTGGCGTACAACTTGTCTAATTGTGCAAGTGAGTTATTGAATATGACAGGCGATGAGCCTATTTCACAAATAGTTTCTCTTGCAGAAGCAACTGTGTTAGATCAAACTTTTAAAATTTCAAATGCAGAAGACCCAAGCCCTAAAGAAATATCTGAAGGTTTGGATGATTATGTAAAGTTTCTAGAAGATAATCCAATATCTCAACTTGGCATTTCATCAGGCTTTAAAGTTTACGATAGGGCTATTGGGGGCGGTCTTAGGCCAGGAACAGTTAATTTGATTGGTGCAAGAATGAAAACAGGAAAATCATTTTTTGCAGACAATGTTGCGATGAATGTTTCTAAACAGGGCATACCTGTGTTAATGTTTGATACTGAAATGACAGCTAAAGATCATTGGCATAGACTATTGGCTTGTATTGGAAATATTAAAATTGAAGAGATTGAGAATGGGTCTTTTTCAAAGGATTCATCAAAAAAGAAAAGGGTTTATGATGCATCAAAAGCATTAAAAGATATGCCTTTTAAGTACAAGTCTATTGCTGGAAAAAGCTTTGATGAGGTTTTAAGCCTTGCTAGAAGGTGGGTTATAAAAGATGTTGGTCTAGATGATTTTGGTAAAGCTAAACCATGTTTAATAATATTAGATTATATAAAATTAATGGATGATGGAGCAATATCAAAAAATATTGCCGAGTATCAAGCATTAGGTTTTTTAATGTCAAGCTTACATAATTTCATGGTTCAATATGGTGTTGCTTGTTTAGCCTTTACTCAATTAAATAGAGATGGCATAACAAGAGAGGATACAGATGTTGCATCAGGATCTGACAGAATCTTGTGGCTATGCAGCAATTTTTCAATATATAAGCGTAAAACAGAAGAGGAAATGGCAGATGAAAGCGTTTCAGAAAATAATATTTCATACAACTTAAAACTAATACCGATTGTTGCAAGACATGGTAAAGGTATTGATGCTGGTGATTACATCAACATATCTGGAAATTATGAATATGGAAGAATAACAGAAGGTCCAACTAGGAATGAATTTTACAAACTTAGATCAACAAGAATTAATAATGGCTTTCAAATAGAGGAACTATCAGATGAAATCTCAGGAACAAATTGATTTTAAATCAGCAAATAAAATAATTTCAAAAAATATAGATGTTGTTTTAAATCACTTCGATATTGAATTAAATTATACGGATGCTTATCTTTCTGGTCCATGCCCAATACATGGTGGAGATAATAAGACTGCATTTAATATTTTTACATCTGGTAATACGCATGTTGGAAATTGGATATGTTACACGCACCATTGTGAAAAAAGTTTTATAAATAATACAATTGGTTTTATTAGAGGTTTGATAAGTCATAGTAAATATAATTGGTCAAAGTCTGGAGATAAAATAGCATCATTTGCAGAAACATTGTACTTAATAAAAAGCTTGTACGACTTTTCAATTGATGATACTTTATCTACAAATAAACCTAAAAATATATTAGAATCTTCTGCATTTACAAAAACCACAAAAGAAAAACAAGATAAGTGGAGTAAGACTTCTGTAAGATCAAGCTTGTCAATACCATCTAAGTATTATCTTTCTAGGGGTTACACTGAAGAATGTTTAAATAATTATGACATAGGAGAGTCTAATTCCTCTATTGGAATATTTAAAGATAGGGTAGTTGTTCCAGTGTATGACACAGATGGAAAATTTATAGTTGGTTTCACAGGAAGAACAAGGTACAAAAAATGTGAAGCATGTAAACATTATCATGAACAAGAAGCTAGTTGCAATGGTTATGTTCATATGTCTAAGTGGTGTCACAATAAGGGTTTTTCTAAAAAAGATTACTTATACAATTATAATTTTGCAATTGATTCTATTAAAAAAACTGGCGTTGCCATATTGGTGGAAGGACCAGGAGATGTTTGGAGAATTGCTGAATCTGGAATTAAAAATTCATTGGCTGTATTTGGATCTTCTTTAACAGATGCACAACAGATTTTATTAGAGTCATCTGGAGCTTTGCACTTAATACTACTATTTGATTCAGATGAGGCTGGTTTAAAGGCTGGCAATAGCATAGAATCTTCTCTTGGTAGAATGTTCAAAATAATTAAGCCAAAATTGCCGAATGGTTTTAAAGATATTGGTGAGATGAGTGTGGATGATGTTAAAAGTTTTTTACTCCCTATTATGGAAAAGCTGTGATACAAAAAATAATTGGGTTTTCTGGAAAAAAGGGTTCTGGCAAAGATACTATTGCTGGATTTCTTTCATTCAATTCTGTAGCCCTTTTTGGTTGTAGATCATCCATTTATTCTTTTGCACAACCAATGAAAAAAATGGCTATTAACTTTTTTGGATTAAAGCACAAACAAGTTTTTGGATCATTTGAAGATAAAAAAACTTTAACAAATTATTTATGGGAAGATCTTCCGCACTATGAAGAAATTAAAATTAGAAAAGAAGTGGCCCCAACTGGCAAAATGACAGCTAGGGAATTTTTGCAGGAATTTGGAACTGGTATAGCTAGAAGAATGTGTAAAGAAATACATATAAATGCTTGTTTTAATGAAATAAGAAATGGTCATTACCCATTGAATTTCATTACTGATGCTAGATTTGATAATGAAATAGACAGTATTAAAGAAAAAGGTGGAATTGTCATAAGGTTAACAAAAAGCACTGAAGACGATTATCACATAAGCGAAAATGAATTGGACAATAGTGAAAAATTTGATATTGTTTTAGACAATCAAAAAATGACAAAAGAAGAACAAAAAATAGAAATTTTAAAAATTCTTAAGAAATTAGATTGGATAAAGAGTGATTATAACTTACTTAAGATCTAGTTCTGTATCATCATACTCTTGGTGTCAGCACAAGTATTGGTTAACCTATAATCTTGGCTTTAAAGATGATTCCAATAAAAAGGCAGAAAAAGGTAATGTTGTACATAAAGGTTTAGAATTGTTGGCAAATAAAAAGCTTTGCCTACAAAATGGAACAATTTCATTCTCTGATTCTGAATTAGGGATGGAATTTATAACATCAGAAATGTCACCAGAAACAGCAATATTGGCTGGTTTTAATCATTACAAAAACAAAAGTACGCATGAGTGGACAGATGTTGATTTTAAAGAATGTACTAAGTGGTTGTGGGATGTTCTATTATTTAACAATGGCATGTTTTCACCATTAACTAGAAATATTGTCATGCCAGAACAGTATTTTGACATTGAAATTGATAAGCCTTGGGCAAATTATGATTATTTTCTTCCAGATGGGCAAATAATTTCTGGAAAGTTACGAATAAAAGGAACTATGGACTTAATAACAAGAGTTGATTCAAAAACAGTAGAATATGTTGATTGGAAAACAGGAGAAAGAAAGAATTGGTCAACAGGAAAAGAGAAAGGCTACGATGATTTATACAATGATTTTCAACTTAGATTATACCATTATGCTTTAAATGAACTATATCCAAATGAAAATATGATAATTATGACCATATTTTTTGTTAAAGCTGGTGGACCATTTTCTTTGTGTTTTCAAAAAGAAGACATAAAAACAACTGAAGAAATGATAAAAAAAGAATTTGAAAAAATTAAGAATTGCAATAAGCCATCAAGGATAATAGACTATGGAAAAGATAAGTGGAAATGCATTAGGCTTTGTAGTTTTTATAAAGAAAAACACAAGGATTCTGAAAATGAATCAATATGTGATCATATGCATCAAGAATTAATACAACTTGGTATTAATAATGCGTATGTTAAACACGCCAAAAAAGATACTGTAAAATCTTATGGCGATGGTGGTGGTCAATCTAATAGGGAGAAATAACATGGTTGATTGGAGATGGGAAGATATTGTTTTTACCAACAAAAAAGAAGAAGTTGCAACAACAACTACTGAACCAGAAATTATCAAATATGAACCTAAATATAATGGTGAACAGGTTCTTGTTATTAAAAACGACTTATTAAAAGATGATTCCTTTCAAGGATTTATTACTGGAAATGTAGCAAAAAATTTGCGAGATAAAATTCTTTCAACAGAAAACATGTTTTATATTGATCGTGATATTGCAGAAAATGATAAATCTTATAAACAGATTATACCATACTGTTTAATCAATCGTGGAGAATCAACATTTTGCTATCAAAGATCTAAAGCAGGGTCTGAAAACAGATTGCATGATTTGTGGTCGTTAGGCGTTGGTGGGCATGTTAATCCATGCGATGGATTGAGTGCTGAAACTATTACTAATGCATGTAAGAGAGAAATTGAAGAAGAAGTTGAGTTTTCAAATTTAAAAAATGCACATTTTATAGGTTTGATAAACGATGATTCAAATGATGTAAGCTCTGTTCATTTTGGAGTTGTTTATAGTGTAAATCTTCAAGAGCATTCAACCTTTAAGGTTAAAGAAGAAGCACTAGCAGAAGGATCTTTTGTTATAAAAGAAATCGTTAAAGTTGAAGAAAAGAATTGGGAAAATTGGTCGGCTTTAATTGTAAATGAATATTTAAGAAAGTAAAATTTTAGGAACAGCACATGAATAATTGGACAGCACTACATTGTCATTCTCACTATAGTCTTTTAGATGGTTTAACAAAGCCAGAATCTATGGCAAAAAGAGCAAAAAGTCTTGGGCACAAGTCTATAGCTCTTACTGATCATGGAACTATTTCTGGCTCTATTTCTTTTAATAAGGCATGTGTCGCAGAAGAAATAAAACCAATAATAGGGTGTGAGTTTTACATATGTGGTCAAAGTGCTTTGATTCATGACAAAACTAATTCTAAAAATTCTCACCTATGTGTCCTTGCTAAAAATATTTCTGGCTGGTCTGAGCTTATAAAACTTTCGTCTTTATCAAACAATAAAGATTATTTTTATTATAAGCCTAGACTAAGCTTAGAAGATTTTGCACTACATTCAAAAAACCTAATAGCGTTCTCTGGACACCCAGGAACACAATTGGCCAGATGTATTTTTCCAGATGAGGCGTACAAGTGTGCTAGTCCAGAAGAAGCAAGAGCTTTAATTAAAGACGATTGGTTTGAAGAATGTAAGAAGTTATGTTCTAAACACCAAGATATTTTTGGCAAAGAAAACTTTTTTATTGAGATACAGCTTTTTGATAAAGACAACTTACATTGTTCTGTAGTCCTTGCTGAATGTCTTAGAAAACTATCCAAGGAAACTGGTATTAAGGCAATAGCTACTCCTGATGCTCATTACGCTAAACAAGAGGATGCTTCTGATCAAAGAATAATCTTATGTGCATCTATGGAAACAACTCTTTCTAAAGTAAGATCGTCTTTAGACAAACATGAAGACTTTGGATTGTCTAGCTTTTTTAAATCAAACAGGTATTACATTCCATCTACTGAAGAAATTTTAGCTCTTCATGAACCAGAAGAGTTAAAAAATTGTTTGTTGATTGAAGAGATGTGCGAAAATTATTCTTTAACAAAAAAATCTGTTTTGCCAAGTTTTGAGTGTCCAGAAAGCAAAAATGAACATGATTACTTAAGAGAACTTTGTAGAAATGGGTGGAAAGAAAAGTTTTCAGATTTAGAAAAAGATTCATCAAAGTTTGAAAATTATGTTGGAAGAATTAAAAATGAGCTTTCGGTTATAGGCGATGCTGGTCTTGAAGGTTACTTTTTAATTGTTCAAGACTATTGCAATTGGGCTAGAAAACAAGGTTGGTTAACAGGAAGAGGGCGTGGGTCAGGTGCTGGTTGTATGATTTCTTATTTGCTTGGAATAACTCAAGTAGATCCAATCGAGCACAATTTAGTTTTTGAGCGTTTTTACAATGCTGGAAGAAATGTTCCAGGTCATGTAAGTCTTCCTGATATAGATTGTGACTTTCCAATTACTAAAAGAGACAAGGTTATTGATTACATTAAAGCAAAGTATAACGAAGAAAATGTTTCGCAGATGATAACATATAGCAGAATGCAGGGTAGGGGTGCTTTAAAAGATGTTTTAAGGGCACATGGATTTTCTTTTGATGAAAGCAATGCCATTACAAAAAACATACCTGATGAATCTGAAATATCTGAACAACTTCAAGAAATGAAGGAAGATGGTGGAGAATCATCAATTATTGGTTGGGCATTAGAAAATATCCCTTCAAAGCTTAAAGATTATTGCGAGATAGACGAACATGGTAATATAACAGGAAAGTTGTCAAAAGAGTTTTCACAAGCGATTAGACTTGAAGGAACTAAGCGTAGCCAAGGAAAACATGCTGCTGGAATTGTTATAAGCCATACGCCTTTAAAAGATATATGCCCTATGATCTATGATAAGAAAAATAAGCAAATGATTGCTGGTCTTGAAATGTCAGATCTAGAATCAATTGGTTTGGTTAAGTTTGATATTTTGGGGGTTGCAGTTTTAGATAAAATAATGGGATGCATAAATTTATTGAAAGGAAAAGAAAATGAATGAAAAAGAAGAGGTTGAATTAATAGCAAAACTAGTATCTCAACAAATGGGATTAGTTCAAGCTCTTTCAGAATGTCAAAATTCAAAAAATCAACTTTCTTTGCAGTTTATAAAAATACTTAAAGCCATTGTGTTAAAAAATAATGGTGACTTTGTTATAGAAAAAGAATTTTTTGATTCTGCTGATGACAATGACTTTAAATTAGATATCACAACTGATGATGAAGAATCAATCGTTTTACAATTTTTAGAGAATGAGGAATAAATGTATAGTAATACTATTATGGTTTTTGATTTTGAAACAGGTTCTTTAGATATAAATAAGTGCGAAGTAATTCAAGTTGCAGCTATGGCAATAAATAGAAAGACTCTTGAACCAATTAAAGATGGTGTTTTTGAAACACTAATAAAACCAAGAGATTTCAACAATCTTCAAGATGAAGCTCTTGCAATAAATAAAAAAACAAGGGAAGAACTTAAGCTTGCACCAAGTATTGATGCTGTTTGGAAAAAGCTTGCAGATTTTATTTCAATGTTCAACAACGGCAAAGGAAATATTTCTGCACCAATTCCAGCAGGGAAAAACATAAGGCATTTTGATATGCCTATTTTTCAAAGGGTTTGCTCAGAACTTGGTTATGTAGATAAGAATGGAAATCAGACTTTGTTGAATAGAAGGAACATGTATGACCTTGATGAAATAATGATGTTGTGGTTTGACAATACTACAGTGGTTCCAAATTATAAAATGGACACATTAAGAGATTTTTTTGGGTTATCCAAGGCTAATGCTCATGATGCACTAACTGATGTTCTACAGACTTCTGATATTATTTTGCATTTTTTAAAGTTGCATAGAAGCATTTTTCCAAAAATTAAATTTAAAGATGCATTCAGAAAGTAATTATGAAATATTATAAGTTTGAATGTGGCTGTTCTTGGCCAATAATTGAACAATCTAAAATAGAAGGTGCTTTACCATTAATGGAAGTTGATCCATTAAAATTGCCGTATTGCCAGTCAACTTGGGATTTATTTGCAAGAGGCGATACAAAGGGTGTGTTTCAGCTTGAATCAGACCTTGGTAAACAATGGAGCAAGCGATTAAGGCCAAAGAACGCAGAACACTTATCTGCGATTGGTGCATTGATAAGGCCAGGAACACTTCGTGCATTAGATGAAAACGGCATTAGTATGACCACCCATTATTGCAAAAGAGCTAATTTTGAAGAACCTGTTGAGTCATACCACCCTGTTGTTGATGAAATTTTAAAATCAACCTATGGATCATTGGTGTTTCAAGAACAGGCTATGGAGTTATCTAAGTCTGTTGCTGGCTTTACCCTGCAAGAAGCTGATAAGCTAAGAAAAGCTATGGGCAAAAAACTTGCTAGTGAGATGGCAAAATGTAAAAAAATATTTATTGAAGGTGCTAAAAAAGTTGAAATTGTAAGCGAAAAACAGGCCGAAGAAATATTTGGTTGGATTGAACAAAGTCAAAGGTATTCGTTTAACAAAAGTCACAGTTGTTGTTATGGTTTAACTGGATATGATACTGCTTATTTGAAAAGTCATTTTCCAGTCCAATTTTATTGCAGTTGGTTATATTACGCAAAGGATAAGCTTGATTCTCAACTTGAGATAATGGATCTTGTTGAAGATGCAAGAAAGTTTAACATAGATGTTTTAGCACCAGATGCTTTTAAATTGAACAAAAATTTTGCAACTGATGGCTTAAATATATGGTTTGGTATTACCGATATTAAAGGGGTTGGTGAATCACAATTCAATAAGCTTAAAGCATCTATGGAAAAGAACAAAGATAAGCTAAATAATTGGGAAAACTTTGTAGTATTTTGTTCGGATGAAATACCAAGTTCTACTATAATAAAACTAATATCTGTTGGTGGATTCAAAAGATATAATACATGTAGACAAAAACTTTTAGCAGAATATAATTCTTGGGTACAGTTAACAGATAAAGAAAGAGAATGGATTAAAATTAATTTTACAGAATCTACTATAGCTGAATTAATATCTTCAGCAGCAAAACCAAAAAAGGAAAATGGTGGTTGCTCTAATCAGAACAGGGTTTTGTTTTTAAAGGACTTGGCCAATTTGCTCATTAATCCACCATCCCCGCACATTGACCTTCCTCAATGGCTAATTTGGTCAGAAAAGGATGCTTTGGGCATTTCTTTGACTTGTAATGCAATTGATTCATGCGATACAGCACAAGCTAATACCACATGTAAAGAATTTTTAAATGGAAAAACTGGCTTTATGATTTTTGGAGTGGAAATACGAAGATGTAAAGAAGTTATAACAAAAGCTGGTAAATCTCCAGGATCTAAAATGGCATTTATGTCTATATCAGATTCAACTGGAAAAATAGATGATGTAATATGTTTTCCAGATTCGTACAAAGATAGTTGGTCTTTGTTAAAAGAGGGCAACACTGTTTTAATTCATGGTGAAAAAAGCAGAGGTAGCGATTCTCTTTTAGTTAAAAAAGTTTTTCAAATTTAGGAGCAGAAATGAATATTTGTAGCTTTATGGGTCGTTTAACTAGAGAACCAGAATATGTACAATTGCAAAACGGAAAAAATGTAATAAATTTTTCTATGGCTGTTAGAAACCCAAACACTAGCAATAAAGATAAACCAGATACAACATTTATTGATTGTGTTGCTTGGGAAGCAACTGCTGATTTAATAAACAAATATTTTAAAAAAGGCTCTAGAATATTAGTACACACATCTGCAAAAACAGATAATTGGATTGATAAAGACACTGGTAAAAACAGGTATAAGATTAAGTTTCTTGTCCAAAAATTTTGGTATGTAGATCAAAAACAAGAAGATGCATATTCAAATATTGAAGATGTTGATGTAGAAGAAGTGATTTAATATGAAAAAAAGAAAAGTCCTTCTTGTTGGTGAAGCCTCCTATCTTAATTCTGGATATGCCAATTATGGTTTTCAGATAATGAAAAGGTTTTACGACACTAAGGACTTTGATCTTGCTGAAATAAGTTGTCATGGGAGTGATAAAAGATCAGATGAGATACCTTGGAAAAGTTATGTTGTTCCCAAAAAATCAAATATCTTTGGCGAAGACATATTCAATGATGTTTTAATTGATTTTAAACCAGATATTGTTTGGTCATTTAGAGATCCTTGGGTAGATGAATTTATTGGTGACTCTGTATTAAGAAATAATTTTAAATGGGTTTACATGCCAACTGTTGATGCTTTGCCCTTAGATATTGATTGGGTTGATACCATAAGCAGAGCAGACCATATTTTGACATATTCTGATTGGGCAGCAAAAGAACTTACGAGTTTATATCCTAGTATAAACATTTTAGGTTCAGCATCTCCTGGTTTTGATACCAACTTTAAGCCTGTCGAAGATAAAATTAAATTTAAAAAACAAAATGGCATAAATGAAGATTCGTTAATTATTGGCTCTGTAATGAGGAATCAAAAAAGAAAACTTATTCCAGACCTACTTGATGCATTTTCTGAGTTTCTAGATAAAGCATCAAAAGAAATTTCTGAAAAATGTTTTTTATATCTTCATACAACTTATCCAGATGTTGGTTGGAATATACCTAGACTTATTGCGGAGAGGCCAAAAATATCAAACAAGGTTCTTTTTTCTTATAATTGCAACAATTGTTTTAAACTTTCAATCTCTTCTTTCTGTGGTGCAATTATACAATGCAATAGCTGCAAACAGGTTAATTGCACATTTCCTAGAGTGTCAAAAGGCTCAAAAAGAGATGATATGGTTATGGTGTATAACCTTATGGATCTATATGTGCAATACTCTTGTGCAGAAGGTTTTGGTATGCCACTAGTTGAAGCAGCATCATGCGGTGTACCAGTTTGTGCTGTAGACTATAGTGCAATGACTGATATAGTTAAAAAATTAGAAGGTTATCCAATAAAAGTACAAAGATATACATATGAGGTTGAGACAAACAGAAAGTTTGCTTTGCCAGACAATTCTAGCTTTAGCGATATTTGCATAGATTTTTTTAAGAAACCATACCCTATAAGAAAAGCAATATCTAAAAAAACAAGAGATTTAGTTGTTAAAAATTACACATATGAAAAAACATTTGAAAAAATTAAAAACATTTTTTATTCAATAGAACAAGAAAACAAATGGGATTCGCCTTCAAAATTTGTTGAAATGCCAAAAGATTTTAAAGACTGCAATTCTAACAACGACATTATTGAAAAGATTTTTAAAAAAATGCCAATAAATATGGGTCATATTAAGCAGAAATGTTTATTTAAATTAAACAATAGAATGCACGATAAGCAAAAGGTTTTAAAAGAACTGGCTTCAATATTTGATTCTTATAACCACTATGAGTCTTTAAGGGTAAAAAAATGAAGGTTCTTTACATAGGCGTTTATCGTGACGGAACAGGCTATGGTCAGGCAGCAGAAGATTACATTCTTTCTTTGGATTCTGTTGGCGTTGATGTTGTTTGTAGACCCTTAAAACTTAATGATGTCGATTATGCTCCTAATCCAATAGTGTCTAAGCTTGAATCTAAAAGCTCAAAAAATTGTGATGTTGTTATTCAACATATGTTGCCAATCCATATGCAGTACAATGGCGATTTTAATTATAATATTGGTCTTTTTGCTTATGAAACCAGCAATTTTAAAATGTCTGGATGGAAAAATTATTTAAATTTGATGGATGCTAATGTTGTAATAAATAAGCAAATGATTAATTCTTGTTTAAATAGCGGAGTAAATACGCCATTACATGTAGTTCCTCATGCTAGAGATTTTTCTAGGTATGTTGAAAAATATGAAAAGCTTGAAACAATAACATCTCAAGTTTCAGATTCTGATTTTATATTCTACACAATAGGCGAAATGACAAAAAGAAAAAACTTTTCTGCATTGTTAAAGGCTTACTTTACAGAATTTTCCGAATCTGAATCTGTTTGTCTTTTAATTAAAACCAATAAGTCATCTTATGAATTTTACGATTATTGTGGAAAAATTCTCGATGGCCTTTGCATAAAAAATCCACCAAGAGTTATTGCTGTTACAGAAAGAATGTCAAATGAAGACATTAATAGGCTTCATTATACATGTGATGCTTTTGTTCAACCGTCTTACGGTGAAGCTTGGAGCATACCAGCTTTTGATGCAATGGGTTTTGGTAAAACGCCAATTGTTACTAATTGCACTGGGTATGTTGAATACATAGATGAGTCTGTTGGTTGGCTGGTTAACGGTTTTGAGGAACCAGTATTTGCTGCTGATAAACAAACAGATGATATATACACATCTGGTGAAAATTGGTTTTCAGTAGATATACTGGATTTAAAAAGAAAGATGAGGCAATGTTATAAAGAAGAAGGAATTAGGAGGTCAAAAGCTGAAAATGCTTTAGATCGTGCTTACGAATTCTCCCATGAAAAAGTGGGTTCAATCTTTCTTGAGGTATTAAAAAATGTCACAAAAGAAAAGAAAACAGAATTGGTTAGAAGAAGCTACTAAGGTAGAAGTAGAAAAAACCATTTCTTGGAGAGATGAAAGAGATAAAGCTGCTGATGAGCAAAAAGAAAATGCCAATAGCAATAAGTTAAAAGCAAAAACAAAAAATCAAGAAATATATATAAATTCTGTATACACTAAAACTGTAACAATATGTTCTGGTGTTGCTGGAACAGGTAAAACATATATAGCCTGTGGAATAGCAGCAGAAATGCTTATTGATTTGAAAATAGAAAAAATAATTATTGCTAGACCTTTAGTTGAATGCGGTCAAAGACTTGGTGCGTTCCCTGGAGATTTAAAAGAAAAAACAGAACCATTTATGACAGCTATGCTTGAAGTTTTTAGTAAATTTATGACTAAAACAAAAATGCGTAAAATAAAAACAGATGAAGTTTTAGAAATATGTCCATTGGAAATAATGAGAGGAAGAACATTTCATAATTCTGTAATTATTTTAGATGAAGCACAAAATGCCACTAGAAGACAATTAAAAATGTTTCTAACTAGATTTGGGCAAGAATCAAAAGTTATTATCTGTGGAGATCATACGCAAACAGATTTACCGCACTCAGAAGGAAATACAATGAATTGGTTGCTTGATAGACTTGACCACGATGATATCGGTAAGGTATTCTTGACATCTGAAGATGTTCAAAGACATGGCCTTATTCGATATATAATAGAACAGCTTGGTGAATAATGCACCATAATGTCAGCAACATATTACGGTCTTCGACTAGAAAATCTAATCAAAGACTTAATATTTTAACCTTTTCTACTCATGAAAGATATCAGTCTAATATGGCTGATGTTAATGCAAATTTTTGGGTTATTAATAATCCTAAAATTAAAGCTTGGAATTTAAATTTTTCAGACATTCCTAAAAATCATACTATGTTAAACAATATTTCACTTTTAAGTGATATACCAACATATATAGATTTTGATTTAATAATTTCTCAAAGCAAATTTGTACAATTTAATTTAGCTGTTGAAATAGCGAACTGCTTAAATATTCCACTTGTTTGTATTGAGCATACTGAGATGTTTGAAGATAGGAAAAAATTTAAACACATGATTGGTGATACAAACATATTTATATCTGATTATTCTGCCAAAACATGGGAGGCAGATTATGCGTACTATGTTATTGATCATGGAATAAATAGTTCTTTGTTTCACAACAAAAATATAAAAAGAGAAAATCAAGTATTAAGCATTGTAAACGATTGGATAAATAGGGATTACGAATGCGGTTTTACACTTTGGAAAGAGGTTACAGAAGATTTCCCAGTTTATGTGGCTGGAGATACGCCCAACTTTTCTAAACCAGCTAAAAATACAGAAGAACTTATTGACATCTATAACAGAAACTCTATATTTTTAAATACCTCGATACATAGTCCAGTTCCAACCACCTTGCTCGAAGCTATGTCTTGTGGCTGTTGTGTTGTTACAACTAAAAATGAAATGATAGAGTCATTTATAGAAAATGGCAAAAATGGTTTTATTTCAAACGACAAAGATGAAATTAGAAAAAATTTAGAAGTTTGTTTGAATAATCCAGAAATGTGTAGAGAAATTGGAAAAAATGCTAGGCAAACAATCATTGACAAGTTTTCTTTGAATGTATTTACACAAAAATGGGATTATGTTTTAAATAGATCTTTAGGTAAATAAAATGAAAATAAACATTTGTTTTGGAAACTCAAACGAATATTTGAATGGATATATTAATACTAATTTTGTTAAAAACAACAATTTTGAAAATTGCCATCCTGAGAATTTAGATTCAATTATAGATGATGGTGAGGCAGATGAAATATTGGCTATCAATGTTTTAAATTATATTGAATTTAAGAAAACAAAAGATGTTTTGATTAATTGGTATAAAAAATTAAAATACGATGGTACAATCGTCATATCTTTTTTTGATTTTGCAGAGGTGTGTAGGGCTTTAACCTCTGGACAATTAGATGTTTTAGATGCAAAGAAACTTATTTATGGCGAGCAAAATGAAGGTTGGCAATTTTTTAAATCTGGATCTTCATTGATTGAATTAAAGAAGTTTTTTTTGTCCATTGGTTCTAAGATAGAATATTGTAAAATAGACGGTTTTATTTCACATATTAAAATCAGGAGAGTTAAGTGAGCAATTTACATACAAGCTGTAGAGATTGTTTTTATGCAATTTATGAAGAGTCTGAAAAAACTCAAATAGGTTGTCATTTTAATAAACTGGAAAAAATTAAAGAAAACGGTATTACAATAACCGAATCTTTTGATGAAGAAAAAGAATTTTTTGTTTTAGAGAAACATGCTTGCATGGCCTATAGAACTAAATCATCTATGATTGCTGCTAATCAAGATGTTCAAGAAAGTATGACATTAACTAGAAAACAAATGTCGCCCAAAATTGCTGCTGTTATAAATGTATTTAGTAAAGATGAGGAAGACTTAAAGAAAACAATTCAGCAAATATCTGATCAAGATGTTCAATTTTACGAAGTTATTTTTTGTGTTTCATCAGATATAAAACCATCAGAAATCATATCTTTGATGCATAAGTTAAATTGTACATTTAAATGGAATATAAAACAAATAATAGATGAGTACTGGTTAGGTTCTAGGGCTATAAATGTATCTGTTCAAAATAGTAAGTCTACATATTTTGCACTTTTTAATTCTGGATTTAATATACCTAAAGCTTTTGTCAAAGAAATTGATGAGGCTATTTGTGATCAGATGAAAAGGTTTATTGTGCTTCATGGGGTCGATGAACAAGGGAATGGCTCTGTTTATCAAACATATGCATTTAATGCACTTAGGGGCAACGAGGATGCTTTTATCGAACAAGAAAATGATAAGCCAGCACACACTTTTTTAGAAAAGCTTAATTATCTTGCAGCCCAAAGTGATTTAATGCACCTACTTAAGAAATGTGAAGAAGTATGTCCTTGCATGAAAAACCAATAGTATCGATAGTGATACCAAATTATAATTATGGTAAATGGATAGAAGATGCTATAGATAGTGTTGTTAATGATGATTACTCTAATAAGAGAATAATTGTTGTAGACGATGGATCTACGGATGGCTCTGCTAAAAAAGTATATGGTCTTTTATCAGATGCAAAAGGTTCTGAATCATCTGGAATTTCTGGAATAACAGGCAAGTACAAAGAAACAGATGTTGAAACAACATTAATAGCTTGTAATCAATCTAGAGGGCCATCTGCTGCAAGAAATATAGGGATAAAGTTTTATTGGGAAAATACTGATGTTTATTCGTTTTTAGATTCCGATGATATGCACATAAATGGAAAAATAAAAGAAAGTTTGTCAGCTTTAATAGTTGGATGGGGTTCAATTGGTGCTGTATATTGCGATTATACAAACTTTGATTACGAAAATAATATAAGTTTTAAACAGCATAAAGAAGCTTTTTGTTCTGAAAGAATATTAGAAGAATGTATAATGCCATCATGTAACTTAGTTCCAAAATATGTTTTTGAAAAAATAGGTCTTTTTGATGAGACTATGCGTGTTGCAGAAGATTGGGATCTTTGGATAAGAATGTCTAAGCATTTTATTGCTTATCATATTCCAAAAAATCTCAGTATTATCAGGACAGGAAGCTATAATTCTACAAATACCGTTTCTGAGGAAGTGTGGTCTAAAAACTGGCAAAGAATACTAGAAAAAATAAAAAATGACAAGTGACATGTGCATCATTATTCCAGTTGCTGGTCTTGGCAAAAGAATGAAGGCATATGGCCCCAAGGCATCAATACGAATTGATAAAGATGAAACAGTATTAAGTAGACAAATTAAAATTTTAAGAAACTTCTTTCCAAAATCAAAAATAATTGTTGTTTGCGGTTTTCAAAAAGAAAAAATATTTGAAATAATTGACGAAGATATTGTTTGTGTTGAAAATAAAAAATATAAAAATTCCAATGTTTGTCTTTCAATTAAAATAGCACTAGATAAATGTCATTGCAAAAAGATTCTAATAGTTAATGGTGATTTGGTTTTTACTGGTGAAATATTTAACACAATGCCAAAAAACACATCTTGGATTGCTATTGACACTAACATAAATCAAAGATCATCTGAGGTTGGCGTTAACATAGTGGAAGGCCAGATAACCAATTTCTGCTATGGGTTAAATCCTAAATGGGGCCAGATAGTTTGTTTAATAGGAAAAGAAATGGATTTCTTTAAAAAAATAGTTATTCTAGAAAGGTCTGAAAAAAAATTCTCTTTTGAAATATTAAATGATGTTATAGATATGGGCGGTATTATAAAGCCACAAATAAACAAGAAGTGGAAGCTTGTTGAAATAGATACATCTAAAGATATAGCCAGAGCTAAAAAGCTTGTAAGGAAGGTTTAAATGAATGTTCTATGCGACATGGAATATCCATTAGATGAAAAAGAAATGTTTGGATGGGGCAAAGCGTTTTCCTCAATAGATTATGATTTCTTTTTTTTAAACAGGAAAGAAAAAGCAATAATTGATGCTTTTGAAGAAAAAAAACCCTCTATATTTATAACTCATGCAGCATTATTAAATAGGGCATCATGCAAAGCCATTATTAAAAACGAATATTGTAAAGCATTTGTTTTTATTGATTCAGAAGAAGATAAAGAAAAACTAAAAGATAAACCAAATGTTTTTTACATTTCAAAAAATAAAAATTTAAATTGTATGTTCGTAGAAGAATCTTGTGATCTTTACTTATGTTTAAAACCAAAAACAAATATTCATATGATATCTGACATATGTTACATAGGTGATTATGTAAAAGAACACATTCTTTCAAAGTGCTTTCCTATGTTTAGAGTTAAGTGTTGGGGAAATACAAAGTGGCCTTTCACAACATATTTAGGCAAAATTAAGCCAGACAAAATAAAAGATGCAATATGTTCTTCAACAACATCTTTGTATTTAGATGATTTAAACAATAGAAGCTGGCCACTCTATACATACATGTGCAATAGGCCGATACTATCCTATAATAGCACATGGTTAAAAAATATTTTAAAAGACAAATCTTTATGTTTTTCAGATGAAGAATGTTTTTTTGAAAATCTTTTAAACATAATTAGAAATCCAGAAATTGCATACGAAAACATAAAAATCAATTCGCAAATTATAAAAAATAATCATTTGTCACATCATAGAGTTTCAGCTATACTAGACACTATAGGACTTAAGGAGGATTCAATAAGATGTACGAATGTTGCGATGGATCTAACAAAGAAGTATTAAGTATTCTATTAGGGTATGGCCAATCTCCAGAGGTTATTAAAAAGTCCTTATGGTGGATATCCGAAGAACTAAATAACAACGAATACAATGTGATAGCCATAGACGATGGTAAATGTGGTGACATATCAAAAGAAATGTACAATTATGTTGCAAGGATATGCCCAAAAATAATAAAGATAAATAATGCTGCACTTTTAGAACACTATAAAATAGACTCTATAAGAAAAAGCAAAAAACTTGCTTACGCAATTTGTGAAAAATTTTCTTCTAATAAAAGAGTTTATGTAAGCCCAAGATCAATATGTTATGGCAAATCTTTTAAATCATTTTGTGATGAAGTACAAAACGATAAAGTTATGCAGATGAGATCGTACTTAGTGCCGTTATATGTTCAAGAGGCAATAAGTGAATACTCTTCAAATTTTTGTAATTTTTTAGTCAATGAATGCAAAAAACACCCAATATATACTGAAAACTATCCTGAGAAAAGCATAGATTATATAACTCAATCAACAGTTGATTTATTAGAGGGTAAAGATACTATATTCTCAGAACACGAATGTTTTTATTTAGAGCCAAAAGAGCCTGACCCAAAAGAACATCTTGAAACAATAGATTTAGAATTAATAGATAAAATCTTGGAAAATTAATGATAATATACAAAGTACCAAAACCAATCTCTATAATTGGAGAGTGTTCAACAAAGTGCATGATTTTTTCATCGTGCAACTTTAGTTATTTGAGCAAATTTGGTAATGTTAAATCTTTCTTTATAGACAAAAAAACAAAAGACTTTTACAAAAGATGTTTTAAAAATTATAGCACAGTAAAATCAAAGTTGTTAAATTTAGTAGAACTTGATGATTTCCCCTCTTGCTACACATCTATATTTGGAAAATTTAACTATATAAATAAAACTTCAACAGCATGGAATAATATTCAAGTAGATAACTCTAGCAATTTTTTTGACAATCTTTTAATTTTTCACATAAGAAGAAAATATTTTAAATACAGTATGATAAAACCAATAGAAAATTTTAATATTGGAATTATTCACAAAATGGTAGACGATGCTTATAATGCATATATAGATAACGACTTTAAATTTATGGGAAAGCTAATAGATTCTTATTGGAGAATGAAAACTCAGCTAGATCCAAATTCTGCAAATGAATTTGTTTATAAGATTTACTCTGATTGTAGACTGTCTGGTGCTTGGGGTGGAAAGATGGATGAGAATACAATGATTATTTTAGCACCAAAAGAAAAACATGAAGACATATGTGCGATAATGAAGGACCATATAAGACTGAACTCTTCTGTTAACACAACAGGAATAGTAAGAGAGGAACTGTTTAGTGGAAATAGCAATTGCTGTAAATAAGATTAAAAGAGATCAGCTTCTTTTTGATATAAGAAATCAATGTTCAAAACACAACATTGTCGTATATTCAAATAAGGAAATGTTTCTCAATAAAAGTTTTGGTTTTAGTGTTCTTACATATTACGATATGTGGTATTCAAATGCTGATTATCATGTAGCCACATGCCTATACTCTGCTAAAAACATGTTGTTAAATCCAAAAATTAAAACCGTATATTTTTATGTGTGGGATTTAGAGTGGGTTTATGGTGTGCATGAGTACGAAGATATTAAAAATATTTATACAAATAATAGAATAGAGCTTATTGCAAGAAGTGAAGATCATAGTAAATCGATATATGATTCATGGAACATTAAAGCTAGAATAGCTTATAACTTTGACTTGGACAACATAGTAGGGAAAAAGCATGAAAAAGTTAACATATGAATTTCTGCATAAACAATATGTTGAATTACAAAAATCAACTTATGAAATAGCTGAAGTTTCAGAGACTTACCCTAATAAAGTAAGAAGGGCACTAGTTTCATTCGGCATACCGTTAAGAGATAAATCAGAAGCTCAAGCAAAGGCTTTAGCCACAGGTAGATGCTTTCATCCAACCAAAGGCAAAAAGCTAACAGAAGAAACTAAAATAAAGATAAGTGACTCTATGGCCAATTCTTGGGAATTGATGGATAAGACTGAAAGAGAAAGAAGATCAATTGTTTCTAAGAAAAATTGGGAAGCTATGCCTTTAAGCAAAATTGAAGAAATGCAAAAAAAAGCAGCGGAATCAGTTAGAGAAGCTGCTGAAAATGGTTCTAAGCTTGAAAAGTTTTTAATTAACGGAATAAGAAAAAGTAAAATTAAAGCAGATTTCCATAAAGAATTCTATGTGATAGGCGAAAGACAACATATAGACATTTATATTCCCGAATACAAAGTGGGGATAGAAGTTGATGGCCCAACACACTTTAAGGCTATTTGGGGAACGGAAAAATATGAAAAGCAATTGAAAAGTGACACTAAAAAAACTGGATTGCTATTGAATTCTGGAATGAAGTTGATAAGAATAAAAAACATAAGCGGTAACAGTTCTGGATTTTATATGAGAACTATCTTGAAAAAACTTCTTGATACGCTAGAATTAATAAAAGAAGGATCACTAGAAGGATTGTACGAACTGGAGTAAAAATGGTTAAGAAAGCAGCAGAAGAATTGCAAGTTGTAGAAGAAAAAATTAACAGCAACAGCCCCGAATGGAACGAACATGTTCTTTCGCATTTTCAGCAAGATGAGCTAGTTGATGGAAATCCAACTGTGGATGGATTAAGGCGTGTTGCTGAACTTTTAATTGGTCCAATCACCTCTGGAAAAGCAAATGTTGTTCAATCACCCAATCCAGATAATGATGGGCGATGTGTAGTATCATACACTGTAATAGTTAAATCCTTAAATGGCTCTGACTTAATATTTGAGCAAACAAGCATAGCAGATTGTTTTGCTGGAAATTGTGATCCAAGGTTTGCAGTCTTTGCATCAGCAGTTGCAGAAACTAGGGCAGAAGGAAGAGCATTAAGAAAATTGCTTAGACTACGAAAAATAATTGCAGCAGAAGAAGCTGGCCTTGTTCCAGCCGAAGAAAACGGGTCTAACGGAAAAATAACGGCTACTCAAATGAGTTTTATCGAAACTCTGTGTAACAGGAATGATATAAATGTTCCTGTTTATTTGGGTGACTCAAAAAGCTTCAGCTTTAGTGGTAGGTTGGAGGAAGTTCCTTATAGGTCAGCAGTGGCTATTATAGCCCATCTATCTGAGCTTCAGCGTAATAATGCATCGATTAACCCTAAGTATAAGGGTTATAACCCCAATTGGAGGAAGTAATGAAAGCTATTGTACCTTTTAGTATTTGCACTGTAGAAATTGAATGCGAGTCTGTAAAAGATCTTTTTAGAGAAATCGCAACTCTTGCTGAAGTACTCAACGAGCAAAAGTGTGGTGTCTGTGGTGAAGAAGATGTTGTACCTAAGACAAGAAATGTAGAAAAAAATAAAAAGGTCTACGAATACTTTGAAATGAGTTGTTCTAATCCAAAATGTAGGGCAAGGTTAAACTTTGGTCAAAAGCAAGATGGTTCTGGAATTTTCCCAGTTCGCAAGCTTGATGCCAATGGCAAACCAGACCGTGAAAATGGCTCATACGGCTCACATAATGGTTGGTCTAAGTACAAGGGCGGTAATGTAGATGAAGTGCCTTAATATCGAATCTATGACAATAGATGATATAAAAGAAGAACTCCTTTGGCTGAAGGGCTTTGATGCCGATTGGTCAAAGGAGCTTTGTATTTTACTTAAAAAAGAACTATCTGTTAGAGATATTCAAGCTCAATCCAAAGAGCGTACTGAGTCTTAGATCCAATCGTATCTGGACTAGCGGAAAGTGCTAAATACCAATCGTGTCTGCTATCAATAGTATTAGAACCACTTGGGCTTAATCCTGACATACCAGGAGAATCCGCAAGGGTCATATAGCCAGTTCCTGCTGGTGTTGACCAAGTATTGCTTCCAGATCCAATCAAACTTTCATTTGATGCTGGATGAATAAGTTCTGCAACTTTGGTAGTAACACCGCTTGCTTCATTAGATATGCTTGTCCTGTCATAAATTCTAAGCTTTGTATTCTGAGTTTTAACCCCAGTAGAATGGGTAAATCTAACATTTAAAGTGGCAAGACCATTTGCTATTGTTCGTAAGTGCCTTGCAGCACTACCGTTAGGATAACCAGATGCAGTATTGTAATACTTTACATTTTTGGCTTTACCGCCATTTGTTGCACCTTGACTATCAGTTATATAGGTATCATCTTGATATTGCCCAACAGCAACAGATGATCCAAAACCGCTAGACCCATAAAAACCTATACCGCTAGATATAATGTTTTCAAAGGAAGCATCGCCCGCAAAAAAACTAATTGTAGCCATATTTTTTCTCCTATGTACATAATATTATACACCAGTCACAGTCACAGTTCCAGCTTTGTATATTTCATTTGGGGAACTTCTTGACATTTGTGTCGCACAGTCATACTCTGAGAAGTATGTAGTTGGGGCATTATTCCAATAACCATTAAAGACTGCTGTTTTTTCATCTATTAAATGCCTATTGTGTGGATCATCGTAATAAGTACAAAATGGACTAATTTGATGTAGTGGTCCACAAAATATTGTACCATCAGGATTTCTTCTGTATCCCCCCAAGATGTTTCCACAACAGTTCAGATTATCAGGATCATTAGCACACCAAGATGGGGGGGCATCGCCACACATGTTCCCATATAATCCAGTAAAACCCATTGTAAACGGATATAAATAGCCACATTGTGGATTAATCATCACAAGTATCTTTGTAGCTTTATTATTTACTGTTTCGGAAACATATCGATTATCACAATTTTTATAAATAAAACTTACAGTTCCATCATATGATCCGTATGATATACAATTTATTAGAGGTATAGGAAATTGTATTATTGATCTAGTGACCCAATCTGCCTGTCCAGACACAACATATGTTCCAGGCGTTATACTGCATGGGTCCACACAAAAAAATCTTAGTTCTACACTATCTGGTCCACTAAATCGTTCACCAGGTATTGAAACAATTGTTTCTGGTCCAGCAGGAATATCCCATTTAACAAAATGGAGCAATTCTAACTCAGACCAAGGCCCATCTTCCCAAACATTCATAGTTGAATTGTAACTCCACTTTTTAAATTTAACCCATAGCTGACATTCCCTTTTGACAAGATCTTGTTTTTCTTCAAGGGCAAAAACTGTTAAATTGGGAATAGGTGCATTAGTTCTGCCCATGTAAGTTGCTGAATTATTGCCGTCATAATCTTCAACTACATAGCCTCCAAAGAAAGAACTAATATATGCTGGCATACCTCTTCTGCTATAGTTACTAATATCACCATAAAAATCTAATGGGTTAGATGGATTAGTCAGCACTGCATCTGCGTTACTTGCAACATATCTGTTTAGATCTTCACGCCAAGTTGCCTCAAAAATTGGCTCTGGATATCTTCTATGTATCCAAGGAAGCGTTTTATAGGTAAAATTATATGTAAAGCTATAAACTACAGCATTTTCAGCATTAGAAAGTTTGCATTTACAACCACCTGGTGTGCAACAATTACATGCCATGTTAAAACACCTTTATGTCATTTTTTTCAAGAGTGGCAACCAATTGAACAAACTTTTTAGTTAAAGCTTTAAGCTCTGCTCTTAGCAGTTTAACTTCTAGGTTTGGAAGGCCACCAAAAACTGCTTGAACAGGAGCACAACCCTTAACATCAACCGTTTTTATCCATATGTCGCCACCACCAGATGCATAGCCATTGCCAGGACTATTTGGCTGACACTTAACATCTTCAACAACTGTTACACATGGGGCAACGGTAGTAGTGGTAGTGGTAGTTGTAGAAGTAGTTGTAGAAGTAGTAGTTGTTGTTGTTGTACATATCGGAACACATTGAGAATTTTTCAAATCTGCTTCTAGTATACAATCGTCATAATTTGTATACTCCCCTGATTCACCAATTTCACAACTTCTACATGTAAAACAAGTACTTTGATCACAAGCACCAGTAATCTTATAGCAACCTTGGCAATTTACTGAAGAAGCATCTGCTAATACTCTTGCAGCTTCACAACCATTTTCACAAACCCCACCAACAAGTGTTCCAGGATATATTCCAGTGTTACCCTGTTCTGATTGTGAGCAATAATGACAATAAGTGTCTGGATTTTGATGTAAGTAATATGTTGGGCAAGGAGTGGTTGTGGTGGTGGTGGTTGTTACACATGGGTATCCTAAACCATCATTGTAAACTTTCGCTGCTGCTTCACAATCTGCCAGTTTATTTGGTCCAGTAAATTCTCCAGTAGCAGAATAGTAACATGCCCAACATGGATTATCAAAATTTAAATGTACAGCACAATTGGCATTAAGTCCTGGTAAATACGATTCGCATTCAGCTTTTGGGTATGGTCCTTGTAAAAAGAATTGGCTTTCACAATACTGAGTACAATTAAAGCATTGTGTTCCTAAACCTGTTTCGACAACACAATATCCTGGTGCGGGGGTGGTAGTAGTGGTAGTAGTGGTAGTAGTGGTAGTAGTACTAGTATCAGGATCTTCATGCCCATCACATTCATCTCCTGGCTCTGGATAAATAATCTCTTTTGCAAGACCATGCCAAAACCACAGCGTATTTATGATTGGAACTATTGCTCCATCTGGACATAGAGTCAACCCAATTACATATGGCACACCAGCATTCATACCATGTGTTCGCACAATGTCTACAACTTTATGCTCTGGACAAAGCGTTGTTTCTCCATTGTCCTTTAATCTTGCAACTGTATAAATGTCTGTTGTTTGTTCTGTTATGTCAAAATCCGCATAGTATTTAAATGAACTTTTCTCATTGCCAGTTGTAATATTATAATCGCAAATTGGTGGAGGGGGTGCTGGATTAGGACCAATAGTATTACATATTGAAGCATATATTTGTGCTTGTAATTTTAAATCATTGTATCTAGGGATAGCACCTTCGCCCTTTATGTACCACCTATTGTCATAAACAGAATAGTGTGCAAGAGTTTGAGTTGCTGGATATTGTGGTTTGCTTGAAAGATTGTACACTTCAACTAACTGATTGCTTAGTAGGTCATTAGCATACATTCGCACAAATGCTTTTGAAAGCCTTTCAGATTCATTGCATGTAAAATTGCTTCCATAAACAGTTGCCGATGGTTGCACTCTAACAACATCATGAGAAGTCCACACGCCTCTTGCTGAATCCCATATGAGATCAACTGGGCCAGTCATTTTATTTTCTGCTGCTTCCCAAGGAGCATTTGCCTTAACAAAAGGATCTCTAGCAAACTGATTTGTTAAACCATAATCGATGCTTGGTATAACATCACCTGTCCAAAGATCAATACCCCATCCAGAAACCATCAATGGTCCACGAAGAGCAATAGCGTTAACATCTATGGGTTGAGAACCAGCACCTACAGATCCTGCGATTAAGTCATATTCTGTTGGTCTATTGTGATTATCCCAATAATCTCGTTTATAATCCATCAATGTATCAAAATGACAAAATCTTTTAAAAGGATTATATGTTATACATGTTGGAACTTTACCCTGTCTCACATCAACTAATTTATCACCTCTTTCATATTGTGGATCTCTATAATTTGTAAACTTTTGACTCACTAAAGTATTTGGTGTTACTGGCCACAAATGTGGCAAGTATCCAGATGATGGCCTCCATGTATCAGGGGCAGAACCAATATTATTTCTAAAAGGAACATAAAGCGTATCCATCGATGCTGCTGCTTTAGAATTTATTTGCATCCAATCAATTAACTTATCACCAACATCTTTCACTGCTTCAGTTTGTTTATATGATGCACCAAGAGTTTTTGTTCTTGTGTACATACCAAGACCAAAATATGCACCGGGACCAGCATCAGCAAGACCTATACCCATAACTATTAAAGCATGTGGACTCATTCTGTCGTGTCTTCGACCTAAAAAGTCTAAGAAGAAAGACCTTATCTTACTGCCCATTTCTGCACGATTTGAAGACTGTTGTCGTGCAATTGTATCCATATAGGCTTTTAAAATATTTCTTCTGTCTTCATTTTGTTTTAAGACTTGTTGTTTTATTCTATTTATTACAACCTCTGATGTTACGCCAAACCTTGGTGTAAATGTCCTAAAAGAATATTGACTTGTTACTCCATTAGGCCCATAACTTGCACTAATAGATGTTACAATAGCACCATTTGCAACTAGCTCATCTCCAAGTTGATGTTCTGGAGCATTAACCATTGTCAAGCTTCCAGTTTCAAACTTATCAATTGGCTGTATGTCTTTTAGCTTTGCTGAAAAAACTTGCCCTAAGTTTGCACCCGAACCAAATTCCCAAGGCGTAAGGCTTGAGTCGTTTTCAACTTTAGTAAGACCACCTTTCCCACTATTCATATACCAAGGACCATAAGCATCATTGGTTGTAGCAACAAAACCTATAGCCATTAATCTTGGTGTAATTGGAATAAAACCCACTTTGAAAAGTTCAGATGAACCAATCTGAGTTACCCCACCAAATATTCCAAAAAGAAATCTCGATAAAGTATCTTGTCCAAGCTCTGATCTTTCTTTTTCTGGCCCTAAAGCTAATACTGATTGTGGCAAAGATACATGAACATGTTCTACACCATTTACCATTACATACTTATCAGACACATTTAATTTTATATAATTGTAAACTCCTAATTTATAAGCATCTGGACTTGTGTCATCTAAGCTACCTTGTCCTGGAATTTCTTGTATTACTGCCCAATTTTGCAGTTTTCCTTTAGGGTCTTTAAACTGTCCATCAAATATTTCTTTTGGAATGCTTGCAAATGGACTAGAAGCAACTTGAGTTGGGTCCATCCACCCGCTTTGAGATGGGAGAATGTTGTATGTTCCCTTTTGGTCATCTGTTAATGGGTCTTGTGCTGCTTTTTTTTCTAACTTATTTCTTACTGTTAAACCGCCAGTTACGCTAGTTTCACCATCAGGACCGATGTTGTTGAATTTTCCTTTAAGATTAGAACCAAGCCCACTATTTACTTGAACCAAATATTGTTTTCCCCAATATGTTTCACAATAACTTTTTAAATACGCAAATAATCTTGCTGCTCTTCTTACGCCAATATCGTTTTCTTTTTCTGAAAAACTTCTTTTTAATTGAAATGAACCAGCACCTCCAAAGCGACTCCAATAAAGCCTATCAGCATCCCAATCTCTAGGTGCTCTTAAAAATATGTTTTGATATCTTGCCCCCTGATAAAGCTCAAGATAAAATTCCCAAGCTTCTTGAGAACCCATAACGCATTGTAGTTCTGTAGAATTTGTTAAATAAATATTTCCACCTTCTATATCTTCAATACCGATAGCTGGAATTGGTATATTTAACATTTTGTCATAAAAATAAAATTCACCCAATAAATTGTAATCTGTTGTTGGCTCGTAGTTGATTGTGTACTGGGCGTTTCCATTAATGTCTGTTCCCCAATACTGTTTAATAACTGCATTCATTGGATCAAAATTAGTGCCTGATCCTTTGTCAAACAATATGGTTTGTTCTTTTGCCCCACCCCACACAACAAAATTAGAAGTTATTCCAGTTGTTGCTTCATTTCCAGCATCCCAAGATATGCATTTTTTATTTAATGCCATTGTCTTTATGGTGTCTACAACTTTTTGATTAGCTGCATCTTGTGCAAGAGATTGGATTTTTACCCTAAAAGTTTTTCCTTCTAAAACTAATCTCCACATATGACCAGTGGCTTCACATATTTGTGAAATAACATCTAGTAATCCAACTTTTGGCCCAGGTATTCTATAATAATCAGGAAGACCTGTTAATATTGCAGATATATCAACGCTATAAGTTTCCGCACCATTTTTAACTCCACATAGACCAGACATTGCTGCAACACCCGCAACAAATACATTGGCACTCATTCCAGATGAATTAGAATTTGCTTTTCCGTAACCACTTGATTCATAATATCTAAAAATATTAAAATAATTATCAACTAAACAAATTTTGTCATCTTTGTTACCATACAAATTTCCAACGATACATTGAACATTTCTTAAAATTTCTTTACCTTCGCTCAATGTTGCTTCATAAGTAATACCACTACTACTGTGTCTTTCTACAACCCTGTCTAAAAAACCAACAAAATTAAACGATTTAAATGAAAAATCTTTAACCTCGCCAATTGTATAAGCCCCTATAGACTCACCATCTTCGGGAGCCATCTTTATCGTTAGAGTTGAACCAGCATCATTCCATCCAACACTAGATGAAAAATCTATAACTTTAAGATTAAGAAAAGGCTGTATACTAAACGGCATTTTTTGACCCGCCAATAAAATTGTTTTTAAACAAAATCCCCGCCATAAGTCCAAGTAACACTTCTGGTAACTTTTCCAGATCTTTCATCATAAGTTTTTTCATCTTTATCAACAAAAGAATTTCCTGCTGGCTTATACTTGGCGACCGATGGTTCACCATTACCACCATTCTTATATATTACCGTAATATTTACAGATAAACTACCCTGTTTTTTAGTTCCAAATCTTTGTAAAATTGGCCCATCTGATTTTCCAATAGCAGCAATAGAAGCATAAAATTCTGTTGGCACATTATCAGTCACATCTACAGTCCTATAAATTTCACCAGCCTCTTCAATTCCACCAGAAGCATCCATGTTTATCGTTATAGTTCCACTTATGATATTCCTTGCAACAGATATAGACTTTATTTTATCAGTGGTAGAACCATCATAGCCATCTCCAATTTCTGGAATTGTTATTGTTCCAAGATAAGCATTTGCATTTGCGTACTTATTTCCACCTCCTGGACCAGCAAGACCTTTTATACTTATTTGTTTTGAAAAACTTTTAAAAATTGAATCAGCAGATTCTTTTATAGAATATGTTTCCTCAACTAAGGCACTTGTGCCACATATAGTCCAACTTTCTGTGCATTCAACTGAATTTTTTTCAGTATTAACTGTATAGTTAGTGGTTTTATTATAAGCTGAACCTGTTGTGGTTGGCAAATAACTTGCACCATCATCAACACTAGATGAAGCTGGTAATTTTGCTATAGCCAATTGATAAGTTGCAGTTTCAGAACTGTTTAATGTAATACTTCTAGATCTTGTCACTTTTACAAATCTGTTATATTCGTCTGCTGGATCTAAAGACCAATTTTCATCAACTTCTTGTGATTCAAATAAAACCTTTTCAAAAACTATTGTGTAATCAGCAAAAACACTACTTGGATCGGCCTGATAAGATTTTGATTTTAATTTTACCTTGCCAGAAAGAAAAGGGGCACTCATTGTACCAGTAACAAACAAATTATTTACGGAATGAACAACTAGTCCTTCTATTGCTGAATATGCTGCATTTATTATCCCAAGTCTTCCAACTTCATTATCTTGTGCAAGATCTACAACATTTCCGTCATTGTCTTTTGCAAGAGAAAGGGCTTTTCCTTTTAAGGTTACCACTAATGTACTTTTTTTTACTTTTCCGTTTTCTTTAAATTCATTTTCTGTTTGTGCTGTTACAAGGGGTGTTGGAATTATAGTTGTTCCGTTAAGAGTGATTGCCATTTATTACTCCCATATAAAAACTGTAGTTCTTGTTGTTTTTCCAGCAGCAAGATTTTTTTGTATATTATCAGATTCAATTATGTAATCATCAACACTTGGAGCATATTCTTCTGTGTCTAATGTAGGCTCAGTAAGAGAAACAGCTTCTATGGTTACTGTTTTTGTATGAACCTTTTTTATACCAATGTCTTGAAACAATGGTCCTCCACCACCATAAATTGTTTGATGTGTGACATATGTATCTGGTGGAGCAGCTAATGGACCCATTTCTGTTATATTTACCTTTTTACTTTTTGAACCATCTGTTGGTTTAGGATAATCTTCTACTTGATAATCGTAATTAATTATTCCTTTAACTTCATCATGGCTTTCTGATGTTGACACAATTGTAATATCTTCGTAAGTTGTAATTAATGCAGCCTTAACAGTTTCCCATAAAACAGATGCTGGACCATATCTATCATTGCTTCCACCGTTTAAACCCGATATGGTTCCGCTAATTGAAGTTGTTCCCCTAAAAGAATTAGAATCATGTTTTTGCGTTATTGTTTGCTCATGAGTAGCTAATGCAGCTTCGCCACTAGCTGGATTATGATATGACAATTCAATATCGGCAGAAACTTCGCCAGTTGATATGTTTACCCTATAAGATATTTTTTTATTGTGAGAGTTACTAAATGTTCCATCAGTAGCACTACTTATATCATTTGGTATTGTAGAAGCTATATTTGCATCAACTTTTGCTTTAGCCTTTTTCCATCCTGATTCCCATATACCGCCAACATTTATATCTTTGCATTTTGAAGAGATTTTGTGAGATACTTTTGTGAATCTGTTATCTTCATCATTTACTTCTACGGTCCAAGATTCATCAAAATTTAGATTTATCTGATTTGCTGCTGGAACTTTTACCCCATTGTATACAAATGAATCCGCTTCCATTTCGATGGTATAATCTGAATAATCAACCCAAATGCCTTCATCAAAAGAAACTGATTTTATCCTACCGCTACAAGAAAATGTTCCAGTTCCATTTCTAGATGTAAATGAAAAATCCTTTTTTTCGTCATCTGAACTATATTTACATGTAGAATTTATAGCTTGTTGTTGTGCAAGTATATATGCGTGTTTTGTAGCAGTTTTTGCACTTTGAGAAGCTACTATTTTTCCTTTTACAGATATGTTAAAAAGATATTCTGACAGCTTTCCACTTGTCAAAAATTGTGTTTGTTGAGATACGCTTACTGATTGTATTGGGTTTAATTGTAAACCATTAAAAATTGCTGGCATTTTATACCTCGCTTACTTTTATGAACATGTTCATATCAGCAAAATGGTTTGTGTAAAAATTAAGTCCATGCATATGTAAATATAGTTTATTATCTACCCCTACTACAACATTTGGAATGCTTAAATTAACAGAGGAATTTAAATTGTCGTGTCCTTTTTGAAATAAGTCTACATAATTATTTGAAGGTGCTTTACCTTTTACAAATAAATTCATAATATTTGCATAGTGTTCATTATCTCTAGAAACAAATAAGTCCATTTGCCCATTATTTGGCAGATAACCTTGAGATGTTCCAGTTCCTTCTATGTAAAGTGTTTTCTGTATGGTTTCACCCAAAGTGTCATTAAACAATGTTAAATTTAAATAGTTTTGAATATTTTCTTTAATTGTTAAAGACTCTGTGTATAAACTCATTCCACCAGAAAGATCCCCTATTAATGGAACTTCCATGTATAAATTAAAACTTTGATGCTCACAGCTTCTAATGAAAAGGTCTATGCCTCTATAGAATATTCTTATTGCCTCATCTCCCTGCATATAAAGGTTTGTTTTACCATCAAAAGCTATTCTATTTGGACCACTAATATAAAGTGGCAATATTTTTTGAGGGTCTTGTTTTAAAAATAATTGTATTTTTTCATCAACTATGCATTTTACAAACATAGTTAAATTTGATTGTATATTTGAAAGTGTGAACAATGAGATTGAATTTTCTGGAAACGATTTTACAAATAATCTTCTAAGTCTTGCACTTTTTCCAGCACCGTCTATAAACAATGTTGCAGTATTTGAATAAGCACCTCTGATATACAGATTTTTTAAAGATGTGTTTTTAGCGTTTGATTTAACGAATAAGTTTAATGCAGATGTGGGATCTGCTTTTAAAAACATCATCATGATTTTAATAAAGTCTTTATTACCATGAGTAAATAAGTTTAAATCATTTTCTTCTGCGTTTTTAATAAATAGTGAGACATTAGGTATTCCAACATCTATTGAATCTAAAAAATAAATTAAAGAAAAACTGTTACTTATGGCAGGGGTTACACAAGGATTTGTAAACCTTAAGGTAAAATCTCCACCAGGATATATTTTTAAATTTGAAAATGTTGCTATACCATCTACAGCTTGCACCATAGTTGTACCGATAAATGTTCCAGTTCCAGTATATATTTCTGCTGTGACTCGTAAGTTAGAAGAGGTTACTACTTGATTATAAGCATCTCTAACCTCTATAACCGTATTACCTAAAGTAACATTGGTGTAAGTGCCTGTTGGCTGAGTAGTTATGACCAATTGTGTTTCATCAGTTATCTCGTTACAGTAAATAGTTTGTATAAGGTCTATTTCTGTAGAATCAATTACTTCATCATATATTCTTAAGTCATCTAACTGATAACCGTTAGAGGTATTGGTTATAAAAAATATGTTTGTATTATCAACTATCCCTTCTGTGCTAAAAGGTATTGAATAATCTAATGTGTTTGGACTTGGTGTTGTACCGTCAAAAAAAAGCTCTTGTTGTGTTCCATTTAACCACAACGATAATGGTTCAGTCGGACTTTTATAAGCAATTATTATGTTTGTGAACTGTTGATTAAAATCATTTACGCCCAATTTTATTAAAGCTACTCCAGAATCAAAACCATTATTAAATCCAACGCTTAAGCTGTCTGTCGATGTTTTTATTGAAATATAAAATCTTGTATCTCCACCACCATAAATCTGAAAAATAATATCTTCTTCAACACTTTTTACCCAAAAAGATATTGTCCAAGGTGCATCTACCGTTGATGGCAATGGGTTTGATTGTGTAAATACGCCACTGGTTAATGGTCCATGATAGCCATCTTGAAAGTTTAAACACTTTTGAACTAAGCCATCAACAAATGTGACAAGACCTCTAGTATTGGAAAAATCTAAGTTTCCTATACTGTCAGTCAAGTCGTTGTTGAATTTCCATTGATGCGTTAATGGCATTTTATGCCCTCATTTGATCGTTATTGTTGCCCCTAATGGCTGAATCAATCATTCCTGCAACATTAGTTGTTATACCAGATAGCGATTGCTGTATTGCTGTCAATACACTTGGAGTATTAAAATTTACATTTAATGATAATGGTGCAATAGCCAAAGTTATTGTTTTTGGTATAAGGCTTAGTGCAGATGTTAGATTGTTGACTGCTCTTTCAAAAGCAAGACTGCTAGAGTACATGCTTGCTGATGAGCTATTCATCATTGCTGCAACCTTATCAATTAGCGATATTGATGATGTTATTGTACCAGCAGTTTGTGCAAGATTTGATCCTAATAATGATGCACCAGAAGCCACAGAAGCTGCTACATCTTGTATACTTGCGAATCCAGCTTTAAGCGTTGTAAGATCAAGGTTAGCACTAGAACTGCCACCGCCACTACCTCCAGTACCATCTTGATAATAGCCAACTTTTCCACCCTTGGCATAATTATTAACCTTATCTAAAAATGCAGTTCCAACTCTATCTACTGCTGGCTTACTTACAACAAACTCACCCGGTGTTAACATAGCTGGTTGAGTGTCAGTGCTTGAACCACCGTTGGCAAAACCTCTAAAATAACTAGGCCCAGAACCAAAGACTGAATTTCCTTGTACTCTATTTCTTTGCACATTTGCTAATTGATAATAAGGGTTAGGGGTTGGTCGGGGTGGATTAATTTGTTGATACGGTTGATTGTTCTGCGACATTCTTGCATTTTTAATAGTGTCTAAAGCTTTAGTTGCTGCCACATCTGTATTATTTACTGATAAACTTCCTAGCCCATCTTTTTGCAACTTAGATATTGCCTGTTGAGCTATACTTACATTGCTTCCTGGGGCATCTGCAAGGGTTCCAGAAGCTAATGCTTTGTTTGCACTAACGCCTTGGAATGATTGATTTCCAGCTTTGCTAAAGCCAAGCTCATTTATGTAGTCTTTAAGACTAACCTTATCATAGTTTTGACCATTGTCGCCATGATTTGGTGGACCACCAATTAATCCAGATATATAACGACTTCCAACAGCCGATGTTCTATATCCAGTTATTGGTGCTCTAGAAATTTCTTTGTTGTTTAAGATGTCATTAAAAGCTGCATCTTCCTCTGCGAATTTTGCAGCACCAGCCATTTTTGCTGAACCATATGGCGAATCAGATAATGCATTTAATCCACCAACATAATCGGGGATTGGGCTTCTACTGCTAAAAGAAGTGTAACCAGATCCAGATCCACCAAATTCTTTCGAATGCTTTGGTCCATATTCAGTAGCGTAAGTGTAGCTTCTATATTTTTTATTTAAAAATCCTGATCGATCTGCCCTATAGTTAGCCAAATTACCAAGAGTGTTTGCATTGACTCTAGGGTTAAAGACTCTAGAAGCTAAATAACCCTCTGTTCCTATGTCAAAATCTGTCCTTTGTCTTTCATATCTGGTAGGTCTATATCGACCACCACTAGCAGGGTCATAATACCCAGTTCCTTGATCAGCCCTTTGATCCATTGGATTGTCATACATTGGTCCAGAGCTTATATATCCCCTGCCTGGAGATTGTCTAGAATATGCAGCATAAAATGGGTTTATAGCTGTAAGATTACCACCACGGTATAAGTACTTTACCGCCCCACCACTGTTAAGATTTTGCAAGAGAGGGAGATTAGCGGAAGTTGCCCTAGCATTAACTACATACTCACCAGGAGATAGTATTGCTGGTACAGTATCACTACCCTTTGCCTTAAAGAAGGATGGGTCAGGGTTTGGAGCACTGCTTGGAACAATACCGCCAGAGGCGAGAGCAAGAGGTTGTTTTTGACCATTCCAAGAATAGCCTATGTCCTTATTTTTTGAAAAATATTCAAGTATGTCTTTAGATGAAAGCTCAGATAGTTTTGGTAAGTTTAATTCTTTCCTTATTTTATTGCCGTCAAAGTTATAAAAATCTGTTTCGTCTAAGACATCGCCTTCAAAGCCTTTATTTATATAGCTTAAAATGTCTTGATCTTTATTATCAAATAGTTTGTTTCCATAAAAAGCTTGAACAATTTCTTTATTTCTGCCAGAATTTGCTAAAGACTTATTTATGTTTTTAAAATCTATTCTGTTAGTATTTTTTATTCTTTGAGGAATTATACCTTCGTAATTAGATATTGGTCTTCCTTCAGCATTTGAAAAACCACTGTTGCTATCTTGATAAAATAATTCCTTGTTTGCGACTATCATTAAATCAATATAAGACTTAAGATCTTCCACTGTTGTTCGTTCTTTATACACACCGCCAAATAAATCTGTTTCCATTTCTTCTTTTAATTTTTTTATGTATTCCTGATTTTCATTTTCATTTTTATTTTTGTTAATATCTTGCGTTGTACTTGTATTACTAAGCTCTTTATACGATGGTGGTATTTCAAACTTTTTACCAATTAAATCATATTCATTTTTTAACTTTGAAACTTGATTGCTTTTAGTATTTATGTATTCTGGACTTCTATATTTTTGAACAAAACCATTTTCTACTTTAAGAGACTTAAGAATTTCTACAATTTTTTCTTGTTCTAACATTCCAAGTTTTTCATTTATGCGTGTTCTATTGTCGGCTTCATTTAAATTTATTTTTTCATTTTCTATTTCATATTGTTCTTTAAGAATTCCAAAATCATATTCAGACAGTTCTTTTTCTGGAACTATGCCTAATCTTGATGCTATTTCAGCAATCCTGCTTTCATTCTTTCTGTCGTTTAAAATTTTATCTTTCAAAGATGATACATTTGTATCTTTGTTAATAAATAATTTAGAAAACACATCTGCTTTATCAGAATCTAAAACGCTTTCGTTTTTTGTTTTGCCATCAAGAAATGCTGTACTATAGTTAGCACTATATCTGTCTCTTACTGCTTGTAAAGACTTTTGATCTGCTGTGCCTTTTTGCAACTCAGATATTTCTGACATAAAGGCTTCTATAGAACCTTTCTTATCTGATTCTAATTTTTCAGCCAAGACAGCATCTGGAACTGCTGAAAAAGGATATTGGTTTAAATACTTGTTGCTTTTTAAATTTTTAAAATCAGGATCAGAGTAAATTCCATAAGATTCAATTTCATCAGAAAAATTATTAAAATAAGTTTGTGGTTTATTTAAAGCAAAATTAACATAATCTTTACTATCGTACTTGTCAAAAAAATCAGGGCTAAAGTTTCCTTGACCTCTTTTGTCATATCTTCCTTGTAGATTTTTTCTAAGATCTCTTACTTTTTGCATTTCTGCTTTTTTGAAACTTGCAGCTTGTGCATTTTGATAAATTTTATAACTAGCAATTAACAAACCAGCAGTTGCTCCAATAGCTATACCCGGCAAACCAAATGCTGCACCAGCACCAGCACCAGCAGCAGTTGTTCCAACTACATTTGTAATATCTCCTGCTAATGTAGTGTCTGCCTTTCCATTAAGTCCATCTACTGCTTGTTTATCGAATAATTGTTGAACGCCAGGAAAAACGCCACCGTATTTTGCGATAACTTTTTCTTGTTTTCCAGCAGATGATTTATCAGAGCTAAAGGCATCTCCTAAATCTTGTAATGCGTTACTGGTATCTCCTAAAAATGTAATTCCAACACCAGCAGCAAGAAGTGGTGAAGCAGAACTAGCAGCCATAATTGCTGCCATCATAGGCAACGATTCGCCAATACCTGTTGCGGTTTCTCCAAGGCCACTTTTTATTTCTGCAATACTATAGTCATTCATATAGTTGCTTATTGGATCAACTAAAAACGGCAAACTCATTTCAGCAAGATTTGTAATACTTGCAAATTTATGAGCAGCACGACTTGGTTTTCCAGCAGAAACCTTTTTTATCTGAGATGCATTATTGAGCCATCTTTTTACTTGTTTAGCAACTTCTTCAACTTTGTCTAAATCTAAATAACCTCCCTCATCTTTAGCAAAAGCTTTAATTCTCTCGCTAAGAGTTGAACTTTCTTTAACTGTTTTTGTTCTAATAATAGATCTAATGTCATTAACACTTTTTAATTTACTAAGCTCTGGATTAATTTCTATGTATTTGTCAAAAGCGTTTAACGGATCACTAAATTTAGGATTTTCACCAATGGTTGAACCAATTATAGACTTTAATAATGGTGCATCCTTTTCAGCAGGTATTTTTGTAGGATTAATAGATCTTTTATACATATTTGCTATTTCATCATATATTGCATTATCAACTGTTTTATCGCCAGGTTTTTTTCCTTTAGATAATTCTACAATATTGTCAAGCCTAGTTTTAAAATCAGCAAGTCCATCTTTTGTTGTACCTTGAGTTGATGCTGATACAGTTGGTACAACTTTTTGAGTATTTAGTCTGTTTTTAATAAAATTATCTTGCTCCACTTTACTAAGATCGTCATATAATATTTGTTCGGATCTAGTAAGACTTGAAAGGATTTCCTTAATTTTTGCTGATGGATCAATAGTTTCTGGTGGTTTTTGCCTTATCCCTCTTTGAATTAAAAAATTGTTTCTTCCATCTGCATCCAAAGATGTATATTTTTCAAGCTGTTTTTTGTTTAGGGTCGCTGTTTCTATTTCTTCTGAAGGGGTAAGAGTGTTTTTTCCTTGAAGTGCCTCTTTCATTTCTCCTGGAATATTTGTTATATCTATTCCTCCACCAATCATTTTATTAATTTTTTCAAAAAAACCAGCTTTCTTAGGGGCATCACCAACAATTTTTTTAGGGTCTTCAATAACACCAGTTTTCTTAGGATCTTCAACACCAACTTCGCCATCTTTCTTTTGCCCAAAAAGGCTATTATAACCCTTTTGAAGACCAATGGTTGTCAATCCACCCACTGTCGCTAGACCAAGACCAGCTAATACATATGTTAGAGTTTGTCCAGCATCCATATCCTTAGTGGGTTGTGGTGTATTTTTACCAATCGGTTTTTCTTCAGCGTTTACATTTCCACCGAATAAAGATGATGCTATTCCCAATCCTATTCCTAAAGCACTAGCCTTTTTACCTCTAAGTTTTTGATAGGCAAGAGTACCAGCAACACCAACACCAGCAGCAGCTAAAAGAGCAGTTCCTGTGTATGTTGTGGCTTGTCCAGCATCAATTTCCTTAGTGGGTTCTGGTGTACGACCAAGGTCTATATCTGCGTTTGCATTTCCAGCAGATAGTGATGCTGCAAGTCCTGCAAGTCCTCCAAGTCCTACCGTTTTTAAGAATGCTTTTCCAAGTCCTGGTTTTGACTTTGGTTTAGGTTCAAATTGGAATTTTTCTTGTGCAGTTCTAGCTATAGCTTCTTTAGTCCAAGGCTCATATAATTGAGAAATTTTTGCTTTTGGTTGTGGTCCAAACATATCTAATTCAGCAATTTTATTTTTTCCTATTTCTGGATCATTAGGATAAGTTCTCATTATAAATTCTTCAAGCAATGCTTGCTCGTAGCCCTTATTGGCAAATTCTGGTTTACCAAAAATGCTATTTAATTCAATTGGTTTTTTACCACTAATAGCACTTGCAACATCTCGATGATATGAACTATTATAGGTTTCTGCCAAACCAAAATCTTTAGCATGATCAAGAACACTTAATGTTGAAGTTGATGGTGGTCTTTTTAAAGTATCTCCTGGTGATGGAGCTTTACCGTTAATAAGCTTAGGATTTGCTGAGAAGCCTCTTTCTAAATCATTTGATTGCAGTTCAGCAAGCATGGTATCTACACCATAGCCTTGACCATACCTAGACATATCTATAGCACCAAAAAGTGAATTATGTATAGGAGATAATGGATTTTGAGCAGCAGATTGAACCCTATGACCAAATTCATGAAATCCTGTTTCAACTTCACCAGTTCTGCTATTTGATCTACGAGAATAAGTAGTTGCTAAATTTGGAAATTCATTAGCATCACCAAAAGTATTAATCTGTGTCTGTTGACTTATTACTTTATCTTTAAATGCAGCAATAGCATTTGCTATTCTTTTATTGCTTGGTTGCTCAGACAATCTTTTTTCTAGTTTTATTATATCTTCACTATACTGATTGTTTTGAACCTCTTGATACCCAGTTTCAAAAGTAGTTAATATAGTTTCTTTTGGACCAGTGTCACCTTTAAGTGGTGGTCCTTGCATTGGCCCTCTTATTTTTCTACGGTTTTGTACTTCCAACTCTTCTATGAGGTTGGCATCACCTAATCTATCTTGCAGATTAAGATATCTTTCAAATCGTTTTGCTTTTCTAGTTCCAAGGTACTTTTCTGATTCTGCAAGGAAAAAATTTCTATTTTCATATGGATCATAGTTTTGTTTAGTTAAAAAAGCCTTTTGTGATACCATTGGATCAAAATCAACATTATTCTTATTATACTTATCCATAAAAGGGGTTGGATCTCCCGCTTTCAGAGTAGGTTCTTTAAACCTAAGAGTTCCAGTATTTTGCAATGCCTCTTTTAAAGCTGGATAACCCGGATTAAATGTATTATCTAAAAATTTCTGAATTTTTACTTGTTCTTGTTGAGCTTCGGAAAATCGATGAGTTGGTTTTTCATCCTTTTTAAGAGCACCCCAAAGATGATCTTCGTCACCATAAAGTGGCCTGTCTAATAAACTTGGCCTATCTTTCTGAATTATGCCTTTGTCAGTAGAAGTTTGTTGATTAGCAGAAAGCGATTTTTGTAATATGCTTGTTGTTTTAGGTTGATACTCAGATGCCCTTCTTTGAGCTTCATTAAGAAGATCCATTTCTCTTCCTTGACCAGCATATTCAAGAATACCAGAAACTGGAAGTGGTTTATCATCCTTAATTGCTAGAGCAATATTTCTATGAGCTTCACTTTGATAATTTTTTGCTTCTTTTGAAGAAGAAGAAAATTCAGTAAGCCTTTTTAATTTATCTGCTGGATCACTGCCCATCCCATAAACTGCTGATGCTTCATAACCAAAAGTTGTTTTACCCTTATCTGTTAGATCAAGATATTTGTCTGTATTCAAAGATCCAAAAATTGAATTATTAAGAGGCGATTTTGATGATTGACTATTATTTGTTACTGCATGAAAACGCTCATGTTTTGCAACGGCAATATTTTCTATTGGGTCTGGACCTGGGAAAGTTGCTGCCACATTATCTAATGGTGAATAACTACCACTGGCTCCTGTTCCTGTTTTATTTTCCTTAAAACCCCTATTGTACATTCTTGGGAATAATTCAATTTCACTTCCTAATCTAATGTTCTGTGGTTCATTTAAAAGATTTTTAATCTTTATTTTTTCTTCGTTGTTTGGAGATCCAACTATTTGTGAATCAGCAAGCCTAGATAATTCTTCAAGCCTTTTTTGATATTCAAGATATCTTTGAAATTGATTTGATTTTCTTTCCCCAAGATATTTTGCTGTCTTATCTTTAAAACTAAGTTCTGGTAAACTTGGATCTTCACGCTGAGGTTCAAGTAAGAATTTAAGTTCTCCAGTATGCCTTAATGTTCTTTTTAATTTTTCAACACCAGGATTAAAACTGTTTCTAATAAAATCATCTGGTTCACCGCCCAAGTTCAAATAACTAACCTTGCCCCCACTATTCATATAATCTAAAAGACCTTTATTCTTTTTGGCCTTGTCAGCACCAATAATAAATTCTCCAGACTGAACCATAGCTGGAGTTTTACGGTCAGCTTGACCCCCCTTAGAAAAACCCATCACTTTAATGTTTTTTACATCTTTTAAACCATAAACTCTTTCAAAATAACCCCCCCCAATAGTAGTAATGTCTGGTGGACTTCCAGCCATTAACAAATCTTCAAAATATGGTTTTAAATTTGCTCTTCTTTCGTAATACGCTCTGCTGTTACCATCATTATCAACAGGATCAATTGCTTGTGCTCCTTGCAACATTGCATTACGATTAGCCCTTAAATAATCTTCTGTAGCATCTAATATTTGTTGGTAAGGAACTTGCTTTATAGCTAATGGCATTGCATAAATTTGACCACCGATAGCCATTCTATTAATTTTATCTAGTTTTTGTGGATTAAGATTTTGTATATTTAAACCAGTATCACTTATGTTTGTTATCATAGACCAAGGAGCAATGTTTTGTTTTGAAACCACTGCACTAATCGGCAAAGACCCATCACGATAAGGAATATTTGTAAGATTATCATCGCCCTGCATTATTCTTAAAGAGTTGTTTAAAGCATTTCTTCTCCAAGAACCTCTAAGATTTCCAAACTTTGTTAACACTGCAATAGCAATATTTTGCTCCCTTTGCATTTTTGCAATTCTTTGTGCTTCTATCCGATTAACATTTAGTGGGGCAGCAAGAGCAGCAGCAGGATCAACAAAAGCACCGTCAGCTAAATATTTAACAGCACCGCCAGCATTCATTGCTTTTGTAGGCTTAACTGTTCCACCGCCATTTAAAGCTTGTAGCAAAGGAAGATTTTCAGATGTTGCTTTTGCGTTAACCACATATTCGCCATGATTTAACATGGTGGGTATTGTATCTGGACCTATTGGTTTGAATACAGTTGGATCTGCACCAACCATTGCAGAAGCATGGGTTACCATACCGCCAGTGCTTTTCCCACCAGCCCTTGGAGCAAGTGGATTAACTGGAGCAACTAAGTTTCTTGGGGCATTTAAAAGATTTAACTGGACATTTAAATTTTGTACAGTATCTGCTGCAATATTTGATTGTGCTTGAAGATCTCGAATTTGTTGAAGAAATGCACTTCCAATAAAACCGCCCAGTCTTTGTATATCATCTACAGCTTTTGAAAAAACTGATGAGGTAACATTTTGTTGAAGTAAATCTTTAACAAAACTTCCTAAGTTTATTTGATCTCCTTGAGCATTTGGATTGTTTTCAAAACTAAAACCATTTTTATCACTTCTTCTAATTAAACCTAATTTATCAGATAGTCCAACTTGAGTTTGAACTTCTTTAGATTGCATAGGGATAAATTGTTGTTCAACAGCATAATCTATGGCTTGTACAAGTCTTCCAGGCTTAAATTTACCACTTGCATCGCCATATGATTGAACTTTTGCAGCAATAGCATTAATGTCTAAACCAGCAAGGTTTTTATTTTGAGCAAGTTGATTAAGTAAACGACCAACATTTAGAGAATCATCTTGATTTACAGAGTTAGCAGCAATAACATTTGCTTGATAATTACCTTGTTCATCTTTAGTCTTTGCAAAATCTGTGGCTTTTGCTTCTAAGTTTTTTTGTTTTTCAACAGAGCTTAAAAATGTAGTAATATCTTTACTATTTGGTGCTACATATTTAGTATAACTTTCTTGTGTTACAAAATTAGCCATACCTTTAGCAGATGGGGCTATTGATTGTAAGTCTTTTATTTTTGCATCATTAGTTCTAATTGATTGTTCTTGTTGAGCTATTTGTGTTCTTGATAGCTCTGCGGATAACCTTGTAAAAAATTGTTCATTCTGCAATGTTAGTTGTGCAAAAAATTGGCCTTGTAAAGTTTGTTGATCTTGTATTATTAATAATTGTGCTTGTTCTCTTACTGCCATAACAGCAAAAAGTTGTGCGTTTAACTGAAGTAATTGTGGTCCATATTTATCTTGGGCTTTTGTTTCTGGTTTAGATACAAATCCACTTGCTTGTAAAAATTCAGATTTTAATTTTTTACCTTCTTCTCCAGAAAAATCTAAGTATTCAAAAATTGCTTTTCTTTGCTCAACATTAAATCTTAAAAGATTTCCACCAAGTTCTTTAGCAATACTAGTCAATTGACTACCAGCTTGAAGTCTTTGCAATTGTTCTGGCGATGATGTTAAAAGTTTTTCACCCTTATTTTCTGTTTCAGATTGTTTTCTTGCATTATCCTGTTCTTCATTTGCTATTTCTTGTCTTATCTTTCCAACCCTTTGTTCAATTGCAGACACTTCTTCAGTTGAATCAGCAAGATTTCTCATTGCCTGATTAAGAAGTGAGGCTTCTACCTTCAATCTTCCTAACTCATTTGTCGCATCAGTATCTTGGCCCCTTCCATTGGCTCCCGCTGTAAATCTAGCATTTTTTCTTTTTGCTTCTGCTGCTTCTGTATTAATTCTATTCTGATTGATTCTATCTTGTATTTGTTGAGGATCTAATTGATTACCATTATTAAGACCAGTAAGCCTAGCCTGTTGTTCTGCAAATGCTTTTGTCTGATCAGATATGTTGGTCATATCAAGACCTATCTGACCTTCTTTTATTTCACCAAATCTTGCCCCTAATGGATTCGCCTTTTTTTGTTTATTTATTTCTTTTTCAATATCGATATTTTTTGAAAAAGTTCTTGTTTGTTGTTGAATTTTTGAAAGTTTATCAAATTCTTGTACAGTTTTTATTGTTTCTTGAGCCAGCTTGTTTATTCCAGCCACATATGTATCTGAGGCTTTTTCTAAATCCTCTGCAATTTTTTGATAAGCTTTTAAGAATGGTTCTGAAACACCAGACATTATTTTTTTTGCAAATTCACCGTAATCTCCACCAGACTCATTAAGCATTTTGTTGAAGTCTTCACCCATTTTTCCAACAATTGAATTAACATATGCTATTGTTTGCGATGGGTCAAATCCTCTATTTTTTAATTCTTGTGTTAAAACACCCCTTAAAACAGTTTGTGGGTCTTTACCACCTTTAATATCATTTGGGTTTATATTCGCAAGTATATCTGGAAGTAATGAAGATATATTTGCAACTATGTTTCCAGATTTTTGAAAATTAGCCCCACTTGAACCAAGCCCGCTTGAAACATCTTTTAAGTTTTCTGCAAATGCACTTGGGTTTAAAAACGATGATTGAACATCAGTAGATATTTTTCTCTTTTGACCTATAGAAAAATTTGAAGATAATGCATCCGTTATTGTTTGAAATGCTGGACTTAAATTATTTAATGTTGAAGCAGCATTAGATGAAGCATTTGCCAAAAGTGAAAATGCTATATTAAGTTGTTCTGTACTTTTAATTGCTAAAGTTTGATTTTTAATAGAAATTTGTTGTTTTTCAAAATCTTTTGCAAATGTTTCAAATTGTTTTTTTAATTTTTCTATTGGTTGATCTAAACCAATTGACAATTTAGCAAGTTGTGATGAATTGGCCGAGTCTTCAAAAAATTTATTTAAATCAAATTTTTGATCATCTTGTGCTTTAAAAGTATTAGTTTTTACATCAAGTGTTATAGTTGGTTTTATTTCTTCTTCAATTTGCTTTGATAAAAGAGAATTTATTCCAGATGCTTGTCCTGCATATTGTGTTCTTCTTTCTGCTTTACCAAAAGTGGCTTGTTGTTCAGCCCTACTAGTAAATGAAAAAAATGAAGAACTTGATTTAACCTTTTCGTCTATTGAAGCATCAATTTTATCTTGTAAATCTGTAACTTCTTTTAAATTTGTAGCCGATATTTTATTGAATGATGTAGCTGCAACAGCAAAAGCATTCTTTAATTGAGTTCCAGCTTGTTCCAATTTTATATCTGCAATTTGTTTTGCAGCATCTCTAAGACCAGTTGAAAGACCAGTCAACCCGCCAATAACAAATCCAGCAGCTATTCCCAACGGACCTAAAAAGCTACCAACAGCAGCACCAGCAGCAGCACCAGTAAGAGCACCAGAAGTTGCAGCCCCTGCCTTATATGAACCTTCATTTTTATTAGCAACAGCCTCTTTTGCTTTAGCATCACTTAAATCAAATGAGCCTCCAATCATGCCAAGGCCAGTACTAGCAGCAAAAATATTGTTCTGTAAATTATCTCTGGAAAAAGTGTTTTTTAGAAAATCTGATCCTTTTCTAAATAATCCTTTTTTTCCTGTGTCTGAATAACCTTCTTTTTGTAATCTTTTAGCTAAAACTGGATCATAAAATTCGCCCTTGTCTGAAACTTCAAACTTCCTTCTTCCAGCAACAGTTTCTCTAGCCATTTGTTGAGCTTGCTTATTTGCAAACTTTTCATCGAATTCTAAACCTTTTGCTTCAGAAAAAGATTTTATTTGATTAAAATAACCAGCCTTCAATCTTTGAGCAGTATTTTCTCTAATTTCTTTACGAGTGCCCCCAGTTGCCTCTTCTCCATAAAGTGCTTTATAGTTAGCAAGTTCTTTTCTTATTTCTTTTTTATAACCATCACCATAAGTTGATGTTATTACCTTTCCATCTTTTGTAATATTTCCATCTGGATTATCTTTGTATTTGTTCTTTAATGCATTAATTTCTGATCCTGTTTTTTCCAGATCTTTTTGTGCCTGATTAACGAATGCTTTATTTCTAGCAGCACTTTGATTTACTTGTTTTAAATTATCGACACTTTGACCAACATTTTTTTGTGCTTCTGCTGTTGTTGAAGCAGCAGCATCAATACTTGCTTGTTTATTGGCTGCTAAGTTTTCATAGTTTGTTTTAACTCTTGTTGCAGATTGTATTTTTTTATCAATTGCTTTTTCTTCTCTACTTCCAACAGCAACGCCTCTTTTTTGAGTTTCAAGACCTCTAATTTCTTGCTCTTTAGCTTTAGCGTTTGATATGTGTCTAGATTGAATATCTCTTTCTTCTTGTTCTTTTGCTTTAACATCTTTTAATATGCCCTTTCTTTCTTCCATTGTTTTTAAAATGTCTGCTCTTCTAGCATTTATGTTTTCCTCATTTTTTTGACCTTGAGCAACCTTATTTGCTTGCTGTTTATAAAGAGGTTCAAGTGCTTTTACTTGTTTGCTTGTATTAGTAATATCTTCCGCAACAGCTATTGCTTCTTGTCTATTCTGTCTTTTTTCTGCTTTATTTGTTGGTATTCTAAGTTGTCTTTCAACTTGTTTTGCATTTACTATTTCTTCTCTTGTTAAAGTTCCATAACCACCACTAGCAAATTTCTTTCTACCAGTCGTATTCATATGGTCTAAATTAGAAACGCCAATCTGCTTTGTTTCATCTGGATTATAGATGTATTCACCTGGCATAACTAATGATGGAATAACCCCACCACTAGCTCTTCCAAGTCGAGATAAGTTTGAAGCACCTATGCTGTTAACTGAAGATTTTTTAATTACATAAGAACCAATCGGCAAGTCTAATGGAACACTGTCAGTGTTGCCAACGCCTGGAACTAAACCGCCAAGAGCTTTTGGTTTTCTTAAAGCATCATTAGCTTTTTTATTTAATTTTGATTCTTGATTTTCAAGATTAGCAAGTTTTGGATCGCCTTGTGCATAATTATTAGCTTTTACAATTTTTTCATATTCGCCTTCTTTAAACTTTGCAGTATTGTAAACAACTCCAATATCGCCAAGATTTATAGTGTCGGACTCTATGGTATTTGAAAATGATTTTTTGTTTCCAATTCGCATTTTATATCTGGCTAACTTGTCTACTAATTCAGCATCTGAAACTGCTTCTCCTACATTTTTTACTTCATATGGAAAATTGCCTTTTCCAATTAGATCAACAGGATAACCAGGTTTTGTTCTTGGAGCACCCAATTGTTGGGCTGCAAATGATTCAAAAGAATTTCCTTGAGCAGCAATACCTTTTAAACTTGCCGATTTTTTGTCTTCTAATGGAAAACTAATTATGTTGTAATTAATTTTATCGGTTGGATTAATTAGATTACCAGACCTATAATCACTATCCTTGGGCGTTTTTGATGAATCAAATAGTTTTAAAAGTAATTCTTTTGATATAAATTGTGTGGCTTCAATAGAACCACCACTACCAAAACGACTTCTTGGAATAACCAACTCACCAGGTTCTAACAATGCAGGAACCTTATCGCCCCTACCAACTCCTGGTACAACTCCACCCTTCGCCATTTTAATTATCCCACCAGAAGCCCTTCTTGTTCCAGTTGGCAAAAATGGAGAAAATGTACTTGGTTGATTTGCTGGTGCAGGAGCAAAAGCCGTACTACCAAACCCCTTTGCAAAACCAGTCAAGCTTTGAACCGTCTTTACTGCTGCAATTGCAGTTATAACTGGCAAAACTCCTTTTAAAGAATCGGCAAGTGCAATACCAGCAGAAGCAGCACCGAGAAGTAAATCTATTAGTGATTTAAAAGAAGATGTGTTAGTAAGATTTCTAATAAAGTCTGCAAATTCTTCTTTAACCTTTTGTATTTTTACGCCAAAAGCCTCTTGTGCTTGTGCAGCATTTAGAGCAAGAGAAGCACCACCTATTTGGGCGACACCTAAAGCTTTCTGTGCAACACCAAATTCTTGAATAAGTGGTATAACCTTGGAGATCTGCCTATATCCACCAAGTTCTTCGATAATGGCACTAAACCTTGGATCAGTAGATCTAAGCTCATTAAGAGCACCAGAAAGCCTTTTAACAGCCTCGTATGGCCCAACAAACTGGTTTGCAAGACCTAGATCACCAGCAGCTTTAGCTTCATCTGCTGTATACCTTAGTTGTACGCCAATATCCTTAAGTGCTTCAACAGTTTCATTACGCTGTACCCTAGTAAATATAGTTCTAAGTCCAGTTCCAATACTTTCTGCACTTTCTCTAGTTGTTTGCCTAATCGATGTGAATAATGCTAAAAATTCATTTAAGTCACCACCAGCAGCTTTAAAAGCACCACCAGCCTTACGAACACCTTCAATTAAGTCTTGAGCTTCAACAGCAAATTCAGCAGCAACAGCGTTAATTGAACCAAGGGCGTTACCCAAGTCTTTTGCACTTATGCCAAACTGATTCATAACCGCAATAGCACCTTCTGTGGTATCTTTGAGGTTATCAAAGCTTGGGGCTAATGCAGCTTGAGCCAATGCTTCAAGTGCAACCTTAGTGTCTGCTAAACTTAAGTTAGCTTGTTTTAATGTCACTGCCGTTGTAAGTAGGTCTTTGCTAGAAACACCATAATTTTTTGATAGCCTAGTTACTTCATTACCAACAGCACCAACTTGTCCAACACTGTCTGTAGAAACCTGAGTTAATCTAATCATTTCACGATCAAAATCTACAGCAGCAGTTAATGCTTGCTTTAGAGAAGATGTAAAAGTGATGATAGCTCCAGCAGTAAGTGTAAAAGCGACAAATCTTTTAGCAGCTAAACCTGACTGTCTACCAAATTGTTCCATAGCAGTACTAGCTTCTGCTGCTTGCACTTTAATATATCTTAAATTATCTGCATCATTTTTTGGTATACCCAAAGATACTGCACCAACATCTTTCAATTGACTATTGATAGTGTTAGCAGCATTTTTTAAAGATGCCGTATTTAATGCTACACTCAACTGTGCCGTTAAATTAAAAGCCATTTTTTCACCCCAATAAAAAAGGGCAGGGAATAAGCGTAAATGTACGATTACTCACTACCCATCTTTGAAGATACTGTCCGTTATTACTTACTTTCGACAGGCTCAACTGTTTGAACCTTTTCAACTGTCTCGACTTTTTCGACTTTCTCAACTTTTTCGGCAAGTGGCTTGCCTTCGTCATCCAAGAATGGAGTAAATTCAACAATATACTCCCCTTTTTCATCAACCAGATTGCCATGAATATCAATTAGTTCATCTTTTTCATTGATATATCTGCCATCTTTGTTGACTAATCTTCCTTCGGAATCAACCCTGTGGCCACTTTTATTAACAAAATTCAAGTCTTGATCTACAAACTTATACTTCTTAAGAAATTCATTCTCTGGAAGCTTTTTTTCATAGTCTGGATCAAGGTTATACAGCATCAACGCTAGGTTACTTGCTGCTGGATTAGTTACTGGGTCATCATCCCTATTTAGATAATCTTCATAATTAGCATAATAAGTTTTACCCGTATCTGAATACACCGTACAAGCACTAACCCAGTAGTTGAATTGAGCATTATCTGCTTGACCTTCAGCAGTATTTGAATCTAACGAAGAACGCTCAGATGTAAGCGACCTAAGTTCAGCCCTGTCCTTCTTCATTTGGAGTGCTAAGTCCTTTGCCTCAGACAGTTTAATACCGCCAGACTTGATCTTTCTTTCATTAGAATTAATTTTTTCAACTAGTTTTTTATACTGAGCTTCCTTACTATCATCCCACAAGTTCTGCTCTCGCATAACATTGTTGACTTTAGCACGAAGGATAGCACCTGATTCGACTGCATCCCGAAATGCCTTATTGTATGTCTTCTGCCCCTCTTGTCGTTGTTTGACATTAGGGCGAATTACGCACAATTCCATCTCTTTGCTATCAAGAGTTACCTTAAAAACCTTCTTGTTATCGTTGACACTCATCTTTGTCCTCCTTTGTTTTTAGAAAAGTCTGGTGTCTATTCCAAGAAATCAAATACTGGCCCATCTCATTTTCTACTGCTCTTATTTGATGATTGCCGTTATTGAGTACTGCCGTTCTACATTCTTCCCATAATTGCTTCCATTCTAACTGTTCATCTGTCAGTTCACTTTCTGACAAACGATGCCCCCAAAGCTCTCCAAAATTTTGCTCAAAAGAAGATAACGCACCAATAAAGGCAGTCCTAACTTTTGTGCTAGTGATTTTGAAAAGTCTAGCCCTTGAATCTGATTGATATTTTTTTTTGCCCTTTTCATTTTCCTCCTGACTTAATCTTAACGCATCCTGCATTTGCTTTTCAAGATCCATTTTTATCTCCTTAATTTATTAGATTGCATCTGTAAATCAAGTTTTGTATCTGGCATGTCTGCTTCGTTTATAAAACCCTTTTGTTGAATCATTTTCAATCTTTGCCTTTTTATATTTTTTGCATTATCGTCATTCAATGAATCAATTCTTTCCCGATCACTTTTCGATTGCCCTATAACAAAAACTTCCCCGCTATTCTTAATCTTATCATTAGATATCAGGTCTTCTACTTGTAATTTTGTTTGACTTTTCTGTCTTTCTTTTCTTTGCACAATCATCCACCCATCTATCAAGTCATCATCGTCAACTATTTCTTGCTGTGGACAATTTGGGTGTTCATAAATATTATCATACATACTGGACCAAATCACCAAAGATTTTTGATCTTCTGTTAAATCTACGGTTGGAACGCCAAAAACTTCTCGTTCACACTTCTTGCAAGACCAAGTAGATCTCCAAGGCTCTGTTCTAGCCATCTCTCTAAATTCTTCTTCGTTTATTCTACTGTCTATAAAAATTGTTGTGACTTCTTCTAGTAGAGGTTCTACATTTTTCCAAAAGTCTTCATTTTCCCAAACCCTAGTGCCATCTTCGTGATATAGGCTTTTACCAACCAGATAACGAATCCTCATCATTGAAGCTGTTCCAGAACATGATAAATGATTGTATGAATTCTTTTGTTGCAATAACTCAGAGAGTTTTTCTTTTGCCATAATTAGGAATTTTCTAAGCACTTTTCTTTCTTCAGATTTGAAAGCTGCTTGAAAAAGTTTTACCTTATAATCTTCTATATCTTGTTGGACTTGTTTTAAATCGTTTTCTTTTTCTTCAGACCAAATTGAGTTTTCATATAAAAATTCTTTTATTTCTTTGTCATTATATAATCCATCTAATTCAGCATCCCTCAATGCTTCTAAAAATATCTCTTGTGCGATATGTCTTGTGTGACGATCTGGTTGTTTTATTAGATAAACTTTTTCGTTTACTTTGCAACGAAAAAATCCAGAAATGATTCTACTAATGTAGAGTTCCTTTATTGCCTGTTCCATCCAATGTTCCTAAATTTAAAGGAGTCGCAAGGGTTAGTTGCGACTCGTTTATTAAAATCAAAAAACCATTTTTATGGTCTAAGAGCAGCATTAGGATCTTGACTATGTTGCACATTAAAATCATTAAAGGTCTGGAAGCTATAAGTAGTAGTAGCGTTACCACCGTCAGTTCCACCACCTTGATAATTTGCAGATTGCAACTTGTTCTTAGTACCAAGATTAATAATTGTACCTTCGGTTAAAACCAATTTAATGGTTTCATTACTAAGATTGTTACCATTTCCAAGAGTTCCTGCTTCAGTTGCACCAATTTGATCGCCATTCTTAGTTAGAACTGCCAATTCGCAAGTAACTGCTACTGGAAATTTAACATAACGGAAATATGGTGCTTTTCGACCAAGTTCAAGAATCTGTTCACGACCAAGATTAGCAGAGGTCGAAAAAGATTGGAAAGATGTTTTATAACAGTTGAGAACAGTATCCAAAGTATTTTTACCTGATCCATTAATACCATCGATACACTTTGGAAATATTGATTCAACCATATCGACATGCTGTCTGCGAGCAATACCAGAGGCAATTTGACCAGCATTAGCAGTATCTAGATATGGATCAGCATCCCAAGTACTGCCTGGATTAGCACCTGTTCCAGGAACATCTTGTGGTTGGAAATCAGCGGTCCAAGTAGTGCCAGTTGACCAAGTTTTATTATTAGCAACCAAAGTTACTGATTCAGTAGCATTTCCATCTACTGCGACCTTGTAGCTAACTTGGCTAACAAAACAACCAGAGATAAAGCAAGTTGTGTTTGGTGTTCCAGAAGCAGCTTCAAAAGTATCATTAACAATAGAAAGTGCTAGGCCAGCTTTTGCATTAGATCTACCAACAAGGGTAGAAGTGCTAGAACCACCACTAGTAGCAAGATGATAAATCAGTGGGAAACCATCGAGAACTTTTTCAAGAGTTACTTCGACATCTGGAATATTTTCGATGTTTTCATAAATTGAAATCATACCAATTTCAAAAACCTGTTCAAGATTAAAGGTGGTATTAATACCAACACTTTGTAAACCACGAATTTCAGTAACATCAGCAACTGCAACACCGTCATTACCAATGCCTACAGCTTGGCAAGCATAAAAAATTCTTCTATTTGACATTTCTTTTCTCCTAAGTATATTGTCTATCCAAACAAGACTGCCCCTCACCTAAGAAATACACCAAAATCATAAAGAATCTATTGAGAAAGTAACTCTAATGGTCGCTGCAAACATTGGTGGAGCAGTAATTTGCTCCTGAGATCTGATTTTATCCCAAGAAACAGGCTGTAAACTGTATCCAGTAGTCAACATTTGATCATATGTTATGCCAGAAGGTGCTATATTGCCCTCAAAATTAAGAGGATATTTATTATCTGACAACAATTTTTTCTTATTTATTAAAGATATTCTTTTTTGATACTGATTTACAATTATGTCATGTATCTGTTTTCTATCCCAAGGTGTTTCCGCTATAACATGCATGAAAACATCTTGATAATGAGTCCTATTTATAGATCCAAGTTCATATGGCTTCATATTTACTGCTGGTAATGACTCTAAAACAACCGCAGGAAGCTGAACCCTATTCATTGCCAATATATCCCAAGTTCCAGAACCCTTTTGAGAAAATTGAACATCATCTCCACGAAAAGTATTGAATTGTACAGACTGAAACCAATTGGTGTCTGATGATGCAACCCTAACATTTCTATATGAATGAGCACATTTAACAACTGAAGTTGCTGGTAATGCTGTATTAAAAACTATTTTACCTTCTGGATAATTTATTTTAAAACCAGATGGGCCAGTAGTAGTGTTTGAATAAAAGTTGTTCCCTACAAAAACACCACTAATAGATATTGGCTGAGTTGTATA